TATTCATCATCTGCGCACCTGCCATACCTGCCATACCTGCCATACCTGCCGCACCATAAGGATTCATCATCTGCGCACCTGTCATCGGCCCCCCATAACCATAACCATTATTCATCATCTGCGCACCTGCCATACCATAAGGATTCATCATCGGCGCACCTGTCATACCATAAGGATTCATCATCGGCGCACCTGCCATACCTGCCATACCTGCCATACCTGCCGCACCATAAGGATTCATCCCATGACCATACATTCCGCCGGTTTGTTTCTTTCTTGTAAATTTATTCTTTTTCGCCATTATATACTATGAAAATATAATAAAAAAAATTTATATATTATTATATGTCTAAGTTTTTTCCAGATGAAGAAAACATAAAAACAACCGAGCAATCAAATTCCTTAATAACTACGCACAGCAGCCAATTGACTGCTATAACCGAAAGTTTAGATATTGTAGAAAATGATGAATCTTTTGAAAATTTACTAAATAATCCTTTTTTTACAGATTTAGCAGAAATCATGAATAACCGAGAATTTTCTACCTTTTTTGATAAATATTTCAAAGATAAAGAAGAAATACAAACCACCTTACTTTATATGAAATTATACAGAGAGATTCAAATAAAATATAAAGAAAAGAAAAAAGAAGAAATAGAAAACATTACTACACTATATGTAATAAATGTAATAATGAATACACCAGAATTAAGAAGAAATGTTATAAAATCTATGTCAGAGCAATATAAAGATACAAATCAAATTAAAAAAGCAATCAGCGATAGCAACTTGTTGACACGCTAAATCCATGAATTTGGTTGTAAGCTGTTAGTTTTGTATGCAGATGACGTTGGTCTTTGAATAGGTATAGCTAAATTACTTACATCGTGTAGATATGTTAAATAACCTTTAGCTTCTCCATAGACTTTAGGGATACAATATTCCAATACAATATCATTTAATTCTTGTATTTGATTTGTTATATTGTTTGGAAGATTTGAACAGTTATCTAAATATACACTTCTCATTATAATTTTTATATTATCCTCACTTTGTGGTGCAATAATATAAGACCCTTTAGAAAGGTTATATACACCAGCTCTTATACCATTTTGTATGATCTCAATATTTTCTTTTGAAAAATAAGCATTAGATAGATTGGTCTTTAAAATAGTACCTGTTAAAGCATCTCTATAATCACTTGATTTTACTGATATTTTGTCCTTTATATTAAATAGAATATCTGTATTTGGTTGTTCTATGTTCACACGACCGTTCATATATATTAATTATAACATAAAAAATTATATAAATTATTTATATATAAAGATGGATACATTTGAAATCGTAGTATTAAGTATAGCAATAATATTATTAATAGTAGTTTTAGCGACTTTTACATATTTCTTAAGAAATGTAGCTAAAACAACGGAGTGGCCGCCTATTGTTTCACCGTGTCCAGATTCTTGGTCCATAGAAACATATTTTGATAGTGATGTAAGTAGAAATATATGCGTAGATACCAATAATTTAATAGATCCAAAATGTAAAAGTTTTACACCAGGTGCATCGTGGGATGCAGGTGCTACAGATATGAGTTTAAATCAAACCAACGATGATTATACTACTGAAAATGCATGGCTAGTTTATCAAGATAGTAATAAAGATTATCTATATTCTGGATACGATGATGATGGAAAAATACATTATACAGATTCGGATTTCATCAGTGAGTATACGTTCGATATTTCTGAAAACGGTGCAACAACATATCAAGATCAAGATCTTAATGATAAACTTGAAGATAACTTAGATTCCGTATACACAATAACTGATAATACAAAAGTATCGTTTGAATTGAGTGATGCGAGCGAGTTATCCAAAGATCAGTTAAAATCAAAAAAAAGGGCTTGGGCTAAAAATTGTAATGTCTCTTGGGATGGTATAACAAATTCTACTTAATAAATACACTATTATAACGATAATGTATTTATTTTTACTCTTAAATAAGTTAAAAAAAAAATAATAGTATAATTAAGTATTTTAATGGATGAAGTAAATATTACAAAAATTTTAAACAGAACTGATACAGAAAATCATATAATATCTCTTTTGAAACATTTTGAAGAAAATAAAAATTTAATTAATATAAAACGAGGGATTTATATTTTTGGAAATCCAGGAAGCGGTAAAAGTTATCTTATTTCTTCTATATTAAAAAAACTAAATTATGATATAATATTATACGATGCCGGAGATATAAGAAATAAATCGATAATAGAAACTATCACAAATCATAATATGCCAGATACAAATGTTTTAAGTATGTTTAAAAAAAAAAAGAGAAAATTGGCAATAATCATGGACGAAATAGATGGAATGAATAATGGCGATAAAGGAGGACTCAACACTTTAATAAAATTAATACGACCAAAAAAAACAAAAAAACAAAAGTTAGAAGACTTAACCATGATTCCAATCATATGTATAGGAAATTACCAAATTGACAAAAAAATAAAAGAACTTATGAAAGTATGTGATATAATCGAACTAAAAGACCCCGAGAAAGAACAAATTAAGGTTATAATATATAAATTATTTACAAAATTAAAATCTTATATGAAAGACGAACTCGTGGACTATATACAAAATGACCTCAGAAAACTAAATATGATATTTAATATATATGAAAAAAATAAAAATATATTAACAGGCGACGATATTTATAGCATTTTTCAAAAAAAAACTTATAGCGAAGACACCAAAACTGTAGCACATAAACTTATTATAAATAAAATGAATTTTAATGATCATGGAATAACAATTAATGAAACGGATAGAACCATCGTAGCTCTTTTATGGCATGAAAATATAGTAGATTTATTTAACAAATACGATAAAAAAAAATCCATAGAACTATACTTGAAATTACTTAAAAACTTTTGCTTTGCAGATTATACCGATAGAATAACCTTTCAAAAACAAATATGGCAATTTAATGAAATGAGTTCTCTGATAAAGACATTCTATAATAATTATATACTACATAAAAGTGATATAGATAAAACAAAATATAATCCACCAGAACTAAGATTTACAAAAGTATTAACAAAATATTCAACTGAATACAATAATATGATATTTATACAATTGCTGTGTCAAGAACTAAACATGGATAAAAAAGATATGTTGGGGTATTTTAATGAATTAAAAAATAAAAATCTACACGAAGACGAAACCATTTCTTTATTTGAAGGATACGATATATCAAAATTAGATATAAATAGAATATATAGATATATAATTTATTTAACAACTCCCAATGAAGAAGATGTAAAGTTAAAAGATATATATAGCAATACAATAATTAATGAATATCAATATATTGAGGAATAATTAAAGGAATTATCGGTAAATTAATTAAAGCGGTTCTTTTTGTATTGTACATTCTAAAATAATGAAAACATTTTTGCCTGCATTTACCCTCTCCGCGATGAATATCTCTTACAGAAACATTATTATGTATTTTCCTACCATATTCCTTGAGCTCAAGCTTACTTTCCTTCCATTTTTCTTTTATCTTGTTTATTTTTTCTACCATCTTTTTCAAAATAATAGGAGCATCCTTTTTTTTACTGAATTCAATAAGAATTTCATATCTTTCTTTGTGTTGATCGTTAAAATGAACGCTGCGCTTAATAATACTGTTTCTTGGCGCAACTTCAACACATGTTCCAAATATTCCAAATACGTGTTCCAAATGATTAATTCCACTATTACCACACAAAGGACAACGATTATTTCTAGTTCTAAACCAAGATATAATACAATCTGTATGAAAACGATGATTACATTCCTTTAAACAATATATTTGACGGTCCTCGTTAGAATCCAAAGGATATTGACATATACCACAATTATCAACAATATTATCTAAACTAGTATTAAAAATATTCATTATTTTAATATTAGTATAACATTTATATTATTTTAGTACCGTTAATAACAAATGGTAAATAAGAAATTGCCGCGTTTTGTATTTCCAAATATGAATTACCTAATACATTATCTAAATAATGAGGATTCGCTCCCAGTAAAACCGAAGACCCTATAAGCGCCAACATACTTATATAGTTTGAATTATCTTTCCCGTAAAATACCGGTATAGTATTAATTCCATTTTTTGTATCTTCTTCTATATCCTTATTGTCAATAATATTACTTGCGGCAAAAAGGGTTAATGTACATGGTAAATAATCCTGTGGATAGTTAAATATACTGTAATCGTGATCATGCAAAACACATGGAATAATAACCGCACATAAAGTCCACATAATAGATATATATAAGGGCTTATATACACCCAATTTTGGCTTTGTTTTTTTATAAGTATTTAAAGTTTGCAAAATAAATACAAATGGAATATTATATACAAAATTCTCGTCATAAAGTAAAATTGTTAAAATACTTAAATAGGAAAACATTAATGATTTGTAAACTAATATCTGGTTTTCATAAATATCTTCGTATAGTACCTTTTTTGTTGTATTATAAGGAGTCATGTGATATTCTATCGCATCGTTATACCGATCCGTACCATAAGCATAATACCCTAATAAGAATTGTAATGCAACTAGCTTTAATGTTATAATATCTTCTCCATAATGTAAGGTCGTATAAGTATTTTGAAAAATGGTTAAAGGAATTCCAATATCTAATCCAGGAAAGGGGTTCTTCAAGGTCATGCAAAGGTTAATGCAAGGATGGTGAATATTTGTAAGAGAGGGTTTTCTTAAAGAGAGCTGGAGAGATTTATGTAAAAATGCCATTACTTCTAAATAAATATTAATATTTAAATATTAATATTTGTTTTATTATTATAAGCAACTATCCACTATATTATAGTATAATTTTAATAGTTCTGAACCCATATCGTCTCCATATTGTGCTAATTTAATACTTGCTAATATTAACATCTTTTGAATATCGTGAGGAATATTAGGATTGTTTAAAATATTATTTATGTAAATATTATTTGCATGTAATATTTGATGTCCTATTGAATCTACATGTGGTAATGCAGATGAAATAAATTTCACCGATTCCTTACCTACATTCTGATTTAATAGTTCTATATTATCAACCACCTCTTTATATACATCAGATTTTTCGGTCATTTTGTGAATAGTTGAAAACATATTTGGTTCAAAATAACCTTTATATTCCCCTAATCTATCATATTGTTCATAAATTTTTTCATTTACCTTATTAATAACACTAGCATCAATCGCGTTCAACCTAAAACTACTAGAACCAATAAGGCCTAAATAAAGAAAAAAATATCTTATTTTATTCATTATATACTACGAATAATTTAATTTTAAATATTAAATACTTAAAAATAATTTATCATCAACATAAAATGATAGGAAAATTAATAACTACCGCATTATTTATATCTATGCATAGAATCGAATCCTACGTTGTTTCAAAAGCAATTACTCGTAAATTAAGTGGTCATTTATATAAAACATATCAAAATACTGAATTAAACACCAGCAACGATAATCAGTGCTTGTTTTATACCGGAGGAAGTTCTTTTATTCCAGGAGAATTATATGATTCCCTTTTACACAAGATAGCCGATAAAAATATTACCGTAAATGTTGTAAATAAAGAGATAAGAGACCAATATATATTGTTAGACGCGATTACTCATAAAAAACCTACTACTCTAATCGCCCATTCATCAGGAGCAATCGAAGCATTAAAAGCATGTAATTATTTGGATAATATCAAAAATGTTGTATTGTTGGATCCAGTAGATACCCGATTTGCATTTGATAAAGCAAATAAAGATAAAATAATAGAGCCAAAGTATAAAGTAGACGACATTTTATTTGTAAATGCGCAAAAATCTTATGAGTGGAGAGTATTTCCTTTCAAAATCCCTTTTATCCCTATGTTCGCTTTAACAAAAGATAACGTTAAATTTGACAACAAACACTTTATCACCGCAAAACAATTTGGACACTGTGATGTACTAGATTTCCCTTGGGGAAAAATTATGCACGATACATTAAGTGAAGGACTAGACGATCGCGATGAATTAAAAATAGAAGACTATCATGAATGGTTGGCAGACGTCATCTATAATTTTTCCGTAAATAATACCGTTGTCGTTGGAAATGAAGTGGAATATAGCACGAATTAAATACGTAAATTATCCCACATACTTCCTACAAAATTAATATTATCCTTAAAATAAAATATAGAATCTGGTTCCTTAAATGTTAAATTTAAAAAACGAAACTCTAAATAATCTATTGATGGCGAAAACGTCTTCGCATTTGTTAAAGAGGTATCGTAAAATAATTTATCGTATATCCCATTTCTATAATAAATATAATCGCTGTAAAGACTTAAATCATCCGATACATGAAAAATAGTATTCGTATAATCCATATCTATACTAGCATTTATAAAAATACTTTCATACCTGTTTTTTCCGTATATAGTAGTTCCGTCATAAAATAAGGTTTCTTTGTTTTTAAATATATTGACAGGATCCATAGATAAACCGTTGGATATGTAATCTACAATAAGAGTTCCTTTGTTTTCCTCGTCTTGCACATAAGTATTTATTTCAAAACGAGTGATTTGGTCTTTATTTAAAAATACGGGACTACTGCAATTATATATATTTAAACTAAGATAGTAATCTACCTTTTCATCATAAGCCTTTTCCATAGAAATCGGCATTAAATCAAAATTATTTGTTTTAGTTTTAACATATTTGTTAAGTTGATTGAGTTGTTCAACATCCAATTTATAGTTTATATACAAACTCCCTGGAGAGATTGTAAAAGGACTATGGAAGTTTACCCGACTATAAGGATTATAAACAAGAAACGGCATACCCGTCATAAGCCCTCTATAAACAAATTTTAATAATCTCATATAAATTACTTATTATATATATATTAATATCTATTTACTATTAATATATAAAAACTACTTGTATATATTGTATAATGCGCTTACTTACAACACTTTTAAATTGCGTTATTGCTTTACCTTACACTAGAGGGTTTATTATTGCAAAAAAAGGTAATATTCGTAATACAATACTACACGCGGAATCCCCGGGAGAAGCGGTAAAGAGATTAGGATCTATTTATACAAAATATGGAGATGACTGGACGTTTAATGATTTGAATAAACATTTAAAAATGCATGATATCGATTCTGCCAGTTTAGTAGTAAAAGATGGTCAAATACAAGGTGCGTTAGTATTTGATACACATTATACAGATACATTAACCGGAGATAATTTGCACGCGATTAAATCGGTACCAGAATTGACACAAGGATTGTTAGATAGCTTGAATAAGTTTAATGTTAATTATGATATAACAGATATTACACAACGAGGATTATTTGACGGAATACCTTTACCTTTTCAACTGATAGGAATATATTTGTTTGCATCATTAATAATATCTATTGTTTTTCGTTTTATAGCAGCAAATGCGATGAATAATAATCCGATGGATTCGGGAATCAAAAATAATTTCATGAATCAATTAAATATTTTATCGAAAAAGAATAATGAGATTAATCCCGATGACATAGACGTTGATTTTACGGACGTTGCTGGTTGTGATGAAGCAAAATTCGAACTAGAAGAAGTCGTAGATTTTTTAAAACAGCCTGAAAAATACGTTGAAGCCGGGGCAAAAATTCCAAAGGGAGTTTTGTTGGAAGGTCCGCCGGGTACCGGAAAAACTTTGCTTGCAAGAGCAGTAGCTGGAGAAGCAGGTGTTCCTTTTTTTTCTGCAAGTGGATCTCAATTTATTGAGATGTTCGTAGGAGTAGGAGCATCAAGAGTAAGAGACTTGTTCAAAAACGCCGAAGAGAATTCACCGAGTGTTGTTTTTATAGATGAAATAGATGCGGTAGGTAGGCAACGCGGAACCGGTCTAGCGGGGGGCAACGATGAACGGGAACAAACTTTAAATCAGATTCTTACCAATATGGACGGATTTACAAAATCAACCGGTATTATAGTATTAGCAGCAACAAACCGAGCAGATATTTTAGATTCTGCTTTAACTAGACCGGGGAGATTTGACCGAAAGATCATGGTAGGACTTCCCGATAAGGAAGGCAGAAAAGAAATTATTGATGTTCATTTTAAAGACAAAAAAGTAAAAAATAAAATGTATTTAAAAGAATTAGCAACTCTAACATCGGGATTTTCTGGAGCAGATATAGCTAACTTAGCAAATGAAGCCGCTATTTTAAGTGTGAGATACAACGAAACCAATATTACGGATAAATGCGTATATGATGCCTACGAGAAAGTCACTATCGGGCTTCCGGTTTCAAAAGAAACAAGAAGCGAAGAAACGATTAAACTTGTCGCTTATCATGAGATGGGACACGCCTTGATATGTGCGTTATTTAAGGATATGTTTAATCTTCAAAAGATTACGATAAACTCAAATCGTAATGGAGCCGGGGGATATACGTTGTTTACTCCTGCCAATATATATATGGAATTTCCAACTAAAAAATTTATGTTGGCCAATATGATTATAGCGATGGGCGGAAGAGCGGCAGAAGTTATTATTTACGGTGGAGCTCCTGGAGACATGGATAAAATTAATTATAACCCAAAGTTGGTTTTTGCGGACTTAAATAATTTAGATGTCACTTCAGGTGCGTCAAACGATTTAAAACAAGTTCATTCCATCGCACGTAGATACGTAAGTTTATTTGGTCTAGGTAAAAATATAGGATTATACGATTCAAGCGATGGATCACAGCCATTTTTAGGAAGGGATATAGCGATGAACAACAATAAATTAAGCGAATATTCCAAGGAAGAAATTGATAAAGAAATAGAGTCCTTGGTTCAATATGCACACGAAACCGCTGTAAATATTTTAATTAGAAATAACAAATTATTTAGAAATATGACAGAAAAATTAATAAACGAGAAAACAATCAGCGGAAAGGAATTGTATGATACATCCATCGAATATAATTGATCAATCGTTAAAGTTTTATAAAATTAATGAAGTAATTTATTAAGCGCCATGTTATTTTCATTTAATGAAAAAACTACGGATAGTTGCATTAGAGTAGATATAAAAGACAAAAAGGATAAAAAAGACAAAAAAATATCAAGTATTCATTTATTTTTAGATAAATGGAAAGAGCAATATGAGAAAAAGATTTCATTTTCATTTATTATTGATACATCGTCCCTTTCATCCCCTAGTGTAAAGGATTGCTATACAGCTATTAAATTTATCCGTAAATTGAAAAAAGAGAAAACACAATATTTAAAACACTCCGTGATAGTAATAACAAGTTATCATGTAAGAAATTTGTTATTTTACATATTTAAGATACAGAAACCGGTCGCTCCTGTATTTATAGTTAAAAATATAGAATTAGCAGAAGAATTAACAAATACAATAGAGATATCAGAAATAAGTTCGCCACTAGTAAAATGTTTTTGCGAGGTAAATGATGTGTATTATATTTCAAATAAGGTAGAACCAGAGAATTATATCATAGATAAAACATTAGACGCCATAGATACAATCGACGATTCTATAGAAGCATTAAAGGCTTTAGCTGAATAATGAGTAAAATTTCATATATTTAATTCAATTAAATAAATATATGAACTTGAGTTGTTTTAATACAAGACACCGAGAATATAATAATGTTTTAAAAAGAATAAAAATTAAAAGAAAGCCCAAATTTAACACTCAAGGAAGATTATGTATATGTTTAATAGAATTTAGAAACATGATTGAAATAGATTATGTAATAAGAGCGGTTCTTAAAATGTATCCTTGTGATTACGAGATAGGATTATCGGTGGTTTACGGAAAAAAAAACAAAGATTTAGTAGAAAGTTTATTTTCAGATTACGCAAATATAAAATTAATTTATAAAGACATCGATAATTTAAATAGAGGTACTTATTCAGCTTTGTTGAAACAACCACAATTTTACGAGAATTTTAAGAATTGGAGTCATGTTTTAATATATCAAACGGATGCTTTAATTTTTAGAAAGATACCAGATTTTTATTTTAATTATGATTACATAGGCGCACCTTGGATAGAAAGCAATCAGTGGTGCAAGTATAACGCAGGAAATGGTGGATTTTCTCTTAGAAATGTAAGAGCATGTATAGAAGCATGTGAAAAATTCAGGGATACAGATTATGACAAAATACCACGTGGAAATGAAGACGGTCATTTTTGTAGTCAGGATAGTTTTACATATCCCAAAATAAACAGTGATTCTCATAAAGGATTTGCGGTAGAAAGGGTAAAACATATGCAACCAGTAGGTTGTCATCAAGTATATCACGGGCGCGCTTATGATGATGAAGAATGGGATTTATTTTTGTCTTATATGAAACATGTGCTGTTGGATGAAGAAATTGATTTTAATTTATTGGAATTACTACCTCCTGATGAAATCTCTCCAGCTTTGTCTTTGAAAACAGAAGTTTCTCCAAAGGAAGACCTTGTGGTTAAAGAAGTAGAAGGTAAAACAACGATAAAACATCTAGAAAAAACAAAACAAACGGTTGGTCCATTTACGTTGAACTTAAACAATAAGTCGACCAATAATTGGAGAGTAGGATGCGAGACCGATTATGAGATTTTAATTTGTAAAACAACCTCTCCATCAACTGCTCTACAAACATTTAAAATCGATAAAAAGGATGAGATGCATTTACATAAGAAAGCAGAGGGTGGATATTATTATAAGGATGAAAATTATTTATATTTGGTATTTTCTCCTGGTTATCCCAATGGTACGCAGGCATATGCAGATGTAAGGGCACCGTGGACTTATGCGATTTCAAATGAATGTAATATACCTAAAAATGGAGCTGTATTAGTGAGATGTTTAATTGATCCAACTAAAAAAATAGTAGATAAGGCCGAAAAAATAACTGCACCGCAATCAAATAAAAAAATAATGAGCAGTAATGATAATTTAGGAGAAAAGGAACTTATTAAGAAGTACAATCTAGAACATATTAAGGATAATATTCTTATATTTGATTTATTTTCTGGAGTGGGTTATTACAATCAACTATTTTCCTTTGAACAGGCCGTTTATTTTGCCAGTATAAGTGGACGGTATCTAATAGTAAATATTAGACACCCGCTTTCAGCGTGCGGAAGACCAAATAGAGACTATGGACCATTAACAGATTATATTACCGATGAATATAAAAAGTATTTGAAAGGTATAGAGATAAGATTGTATGAGGATAGTATAGATACGAATATAAATGAATTAAGAGCTCCTAGTAAGATGTCAAGTTGTGTGATAGTAGATGACGAATATGAATTATCGGATAAAGATGTGAAAGAATTTATACATCATAGGATGCCGATGAAAATGAAGGATTTTGGCTTATTAGACGAAACTAAAAAAATAGTTACGTATAAGAAAAGTAATGCTTCTAGAATACTTTATAATGTTTATACAAATAGATTAAATATAGAAAGAATGAATAAAATATGTTATTCTTTATCAAAATATAATGAACATATCATGGAAATATGTAAAGAGGTGATGCCTCAAATACATAATCAGTATATAGGAATACATTTAAGATTAGGAGATTGGCATAAATCAAATGAACATATAAATAGCAATAGTGATAAAATATATAATAATATACACAATTGGTTAATAAAAAATAATAAATATAATTTACCGGTCTATGTTTTAACGGATAGAGATGATTCAACTACTGTAGAAAACTTAAAGAAAAGTTGGAATTTAATAAACGTAGAGTCTTTTATTACCGATAAAGTAAAAGAAAGATTAAAAGAAAAATATAATAATCCAATCGTAGCTGAATTTGTGGTTCAAAAATATATATTAGAGAATAGCACGTATTTCATAGGAAGCCAAGGTAGTACGGTAAGCGTACATACAAATTATATAAATTATTTAAATAATAAACCTTATGAGATGTACACTGTTTCTAATAACATCAATTATGATCCAAAAACATTAATGATAAAAAAAATGAAGGACCGAACAAGAGGGTGGTCAAAACGTGGTTATAGTGGAGGACATCCAACTTCGTGGTCTTTTTTCTTTGAAGACAATATATTAATCCAATAATCCGTATATAAAATACTAAAATCATATTGATTCACATTTTTCAATATTATTTCATATTCCTTTTCTAAATATTCTGGTGTAATTGTATCCCAGTCTTTAACAAATATAACGGGTAAGTTGCTGAGTAAGTAATTAAATGGTGTATGTATTACTAATGGTATGGTACCCATCATCAAAGCTTCCCAGCATCTATGTGTATCGATGCCTCGTCCTGGTGGTGATACGCAAAATTTATAGGTGGATAAAGTGTGCATATAATCAGAGAATGATTCACTTTTGTTCCATTCAAATTTTTTATGGAGTTTGTTTTTTATAAGATGTCTTATATTTTTGTGCGGACTGTATAGAGGATTATTAGAAGTTTGATTAAAATTAAAATACAACAAGTTAGGTTTTTTGTTTTTATTTAACAAGCTTTCTTTTGGTGTTTTACATAGTTTGTTATAGGTATTAAGATGTTGGGTTTTATCTTCACCAAAAAATCTGGTGGTTTTCCACTGCCATTTTGGACCAAGGGGATAAGCAGATATTTTTGGATGAGAAATACAAGGATTTTTTGCAAACCAAAACTTCAATTCAGGTTTTTCTATAAAAGCTTTGATTTGTAATTCGTGCAAGTCGTCTCTTGGTGGATAGCTAAGATATGGAGGACAATGGTCATCGTTGGAAGCAGTTATTAGTATATAAGGTGTTTCGATTGAAAAAATGAGTTCAAGATAATGGTCCAATAAATCGGTTTTTAAAAAAATAGTAATACAGTTTATAGATTGCGTAAGTTCATTTAACTTATTTTCATATTGGTTATGTTTATTAGGATGTTCTAATAAAATATCCGCATATTTTATCCAAAAATCAATTGCTATAAATGGTTCAGAGGAGTTTTTCATTTATACTTAATGTATGAATAATTTTAAATATTATAACGAAAATTTTCTTTATAATAATGAAATAATGTTAGTTGATTTAAATCACTCATTAGTAAATTTTTTTCTTTGTCGCCGTGATATGGGCGTTCAAGAATAGATGAGATAATTATTTTTTTGTTTTTTTTATCTAGATAACAATTAATTAACCCACAAATATCTTCTTTTTCAGGTGAAGGTATCCATTTATAAGATTTTATTTCGGGATTATTTATGTCTGTTATAAAAGAATGGTAATGTTTTTCGTATATAATATTTTCATTTATTTGTCCATTATTCCAAAACCACGCAATTTTTATAGAATCTTGTTTATATATTGGTTGTAAATAAGAGTTGTCCTTCCAAAAGTATTCATTTCGTAAAGAATTATATACAGAGTCATCATAATTACCATAAGAAACACCAGATGAAGTAGTAGCTTTTCTAACGTTATAGTTTAATTTAATGCGATGTAGGATAGGAAAACTCTTGGCAGTAAACATCAAAATACAAATAATTGTAACAATATTCTTCATTTTATCATTACTTTTGTGGGCGAATGATACTTCAATTTATTTTGTAATTAAATAAGAAAAGGATTGTTGTCTTACAAAGATTCTTTCTAATATTTTCATTTAGCCGTTCCATCTGCCATACATGTGAATATTATCAGAGGGGACAAGAAATGCAAGTATTATGTTTTTTCGTATCCAAAACATAAATATTTTTAATCATTTACGGAGGTGTGCTACAATCACCGCATCCTCGTTTAGGCTTAGAGGAGCCAAAGCTTACCTTGTCCCATGTTTCGGGAAATTCAAATCCTTTTTCAACAAGATAGGACAACGTGAAAGTAATATTTTCATCAAAATCATCGTGGCTATCATCAATAATATTTTCTAGATCTTCAGGTGTTTTCATAATTTCATCAAACTTATACTTGCCAAGCGTAAGCGTCATATTTTTTGTACGCCGCACTTCAGCAATATTTATAATATTTACACCAATAAGCTTTTGTTCTGCTTGATTTATAGCAAAGATAATAAACCGATCTCGGCCCATTTTATCTTCATCGCGATACTTGCTAACTAGCAGGTTGTTTACTTCAAGATTCATCTGTTGGGTGGGCATTTTGTTGATATAGAATACTTTATTATGTAATTTAAAGTTCAATTTTTTACACCTTACTTGATATTTCATTGACCAATGAAGAACTTGGATGGTCGGGAAGCGGAACAGACTGGACTTCTGATGTAGAAATACATTACACAGATTTATATGGATTAACTAATTGCGAACTACTTACACATATAAAGTCACCAAAAACAATTAGAAAATATAATGAAAAATGTATGATAAATTTGGCAGTAGAATATAACTATATTACGCGTTGAGTTATTGAACACGAAAGAATTCAAGGATGATTTCATATCCCGTGTGAATGCAAATATAGATATACCTATGATAAATGAAAAAACAGAAGGAAAGGTTATTAAATCTTTATATAAAATGATGGTAGATCAGGTTGAAAAGGCGGTTGAAAAGCTTTAATTTTTTATTATATTTGTGTATTATAAATGACTCAACAACCTGAAACCAATCACCCATCGCCTGAAACCAATCAACCACCATCCGAAAACGAACCCCTAGGGGAACCGCCATCGAATCCGGAGCCGCTGTGAGCTCTCCAAGGGGTGGGCGTCTTACAAGAAGAAATAAAGCGGCAAAAAAGAAACGCGGAAAGAAAACAAAGCGACGGACTTCGAAAAAGAAAAAAACCACAAAAAGAAAGAAGGTCTAAATGTTTTGTTCGTTTAAACAACTTAAACATTTGAGATAAAAGTATAGTATATGAGGTCTCTTAATGAGTATGATAAATACGAAGATTATGTAAATTTTCAATTAAAAAAAACAAGTGATAAAAGTAAGCAAAAAAAATGGTTAGGAGATGAATGGCAGAAAAAAATAAATATATTTGAAAATTTGTTCAAGAACAATTTAGATGTAATAAAAGATAAAACGGATGCGTTGTGTTTAGGTTCTAGAACAGGTCAAGAAGTAGTTGCTCTTAATAATATAGGAGTAAAAAATGTAATAGGAATAGATTTACACGAATTTAAGCCTTATACAATAAAAGGAGATATACATAATTTAGAATTTGAAAATGAGTCGTTTGATTTAGAATTTACTAATATACTAGATCATAGCCTATATCCATATAAATTTGCAAAAGAAATATATAGAACTTTAAAAAAAGATGGAATATTTATTCTACATGTACAATATGGAATACACCAAGATATATATACGGAAACTGTAATAAATTCATTAAACGAAATAGAAGTATTATTTAAAGATTTTAAATTATTAAGAAAAAAAAGTATAGATTCTGATATTATTGCTATGAATTATGAATTCATTTTTATAAAACAATAAATATAAATTAATAGATTGTTGTACATTATGGTTGATTCTTCTATACAAGATAAACATAGGTAGCGGATTTTTTAAATCAGCAAAAAGAAAGAAGGTCTAAATGTTTCGTTTGTTTAAACAACTTAAACATTTGAGATAAAAGTATAGTTATGTATAAATTTCTGTGAAGAAAATGTATATTACTTATTCATTCAAACACCGGAACTATCAGTGTCCTTATAGCGTTATAGTAAAGTTACTTTTGAATTGTAATTTAATTAATAATTATAAAAAATTATTTTACATGAAATTTATATATTAAATTTTTAATATGTTCTAACGCGTAATCACGTGTTAAATATCTTTCAGCAAAATCTTTTCCATTTAAACCGATTTCATAAGCTTCGCTATAATTATCGATAATCCATCGGGTTTTTTCTACTAAGTCGCTAAGGTTATTTTTTACGGGTATATAGTGTTCCCATGGTTTCATAAGGGGATAAAAAAATTCTTTTGGTATTCTATCGACAACGATTACGGGTCTTCCTGTATGAAATAAGTATTTTAATCTCCCGCTGTAGCCACCTCCTTCGATGTCTAAAAGGATTGTATATTTTTGACCAAGGTCTACATAGCTATGATATTTGCATGAACTGGGTATTAAATGAGGCATATTTTTTTTTTGGTCCCATCCACCAATATTGATAATATCGAGAATATCAGGATTTTCTTGTCCTAATTTATATAAAACGCGTCGTTTATGCCAACTACCGTTAAGTGCTCCTACCCAACCAACTTTCATTTCTTCATAGTTATTTAAATCTATATTATTTCTAATTTGAGAAACGGTATCCTCATAATCAAAGACCCCTACATTTTTCCAGTTATAAAAATTAAAATCAGGAAAACAGTCTTTTATTTTTGTTCCATAGCAAAAATAATAGCAGCCTATAAATTCAGAATGTTCATGGTCACCTGTATGTACATAGAAAATCTTAAAATCAGGCAACTTATATTTTTTATCGGTAAGTTCTATTAACTTTAAAATAGAGCTATTTCTATTTTCAAAACCATCTCCTAACTGACCTAAATTTAGAACGCCATTTATTTTTTCAGCAAAAACAACCGGTAAGTTTTTAGCTATAGAATTTTCAACGGACATTTATTTTACATAAATAATATATTTATCTTTATAATTATATTAAACAAAAATATATAGTAATTAATAATGTCGGATATAGAAGAAGAATATGAATATTTTATGATAGTGGTAACACGTGTTAGAAATGAAAATATGATGTTGCGTTCCTTTATTCCCTACTATTTAAGTCAGGGTGTAGATAGAATTTTTTTATTAAATGATAATTCTACTATACCATTCGAAGATTGGGTGTTAAATCATGATAAAGTAGAAATACAACCCGTAAGAAAAAGATTACCCGAGTGGAGCTCGGTAGAACTATGTTTAACGCGCGAACTTCGCAAGAAAACGCGCTGGGTAATAACCGTAGACAGCGATGAATTCATAAATACGATTCGTGATCCAAATAAAACCATACGTGAAGAGATGGAAACAACCTTTAAATATGTATCTTGTGTAAAAATACCATGGCTTATGTTTACTAGAAACAAAAGAATAGAAAACCCAAAAGATGTTATTTTAGAAACAACCTGGAGATGGAGTCAAGATAAGAGTCATCGCCCACCCAAGCCAACAAAGAAATTTGGGTGCCGTAAAGATATAGTAGAAATTAAATGTATTTGGAGAGCTAGTCATTACCGACAAATGCACTGCCATTATCCGTGTAAATGTGTTTCGAATAATGAAATTGTTGTAAGTAGCGTTGCAATGGAACCAGATGGAGTAGAACCGTGGCGAGGTACCATTTATAAAGGTTTAACGGAAAAAAAAATACAAGATGCCTACATGTTATGTAATCATTATCGTATTGTATCAGAGGAACATGCAAAAGAAAAATGTTTTGAAGATTCGTGTACGTTATATACAAACAAACACGAAGAAAACATACTTGAAAATGCATTATTAGCGGATTATCCTGATATAGAAGATACAAACCTAAAAAATAAATACGAAAAACTTGTTTTACATCACTGAAAATGTAAAAGTTCCCTATGAGTCGTTATCTTCGTGAATAAAAGGAGTAAGTGGTGGTATTTTACCGGTCGCCTCTAGATTTTTACGGTGATAAAACAATTCATCTATTCTTGCGTTGCACTGTTTCATAAGTTCCGTATTTTTTTTATATTGTTCCATACATCCTAGAATGGATACTATAAGCAAACAATTTGTGCCAGAAATAGCAAATTGTATATATTCGTGATATGTATTATGTACCTCTGGTGTAGTGTATAAAGTTCTACGTGAATGCAGTAGAGGACCTGTTATTTTGCGGATAAACATACACGTATTTATATTTACGATAGTATTTATATTTAAGTATTATTTTTTAAATTAAAGTATTATTTTTTAAATTAAAGTATTATTTTTTAAATTAAAGCATTCAAAACAATATAGGCTCATTTCTATAAATACAGCATATTCATCTATATATTCACCACAATTGCAACACCAATATCTTTTATCTAATGTATAAGGTTTGGATATAGGATTTATATATTTATATATTTTAACGTAAAGTTCATCCGGAAGCCTATTTATAATAGTATTTGACATAGAGTTAATTATATATTTAAAAATAAAATATAATTTAAAATAACAATAGTATTTTAAATTATAATGGTAGAACTAAGAGACGTAACTTATGGATTAGGTACGGGTACTAAAGCATTTAACAATAAAATGATGAAATATGCCTTTGAAAAAAAGGTGAAATTAATAGATTGTGGAAATCTATATCCAACCCAAAGAAATATCGTTGGTCCCGTAATAAAAGAACTTACTAAAGATGGAAAATTTGACAGAGAAAGCGTATTTATAGTATCTAAATTATGGGTAAATGAATTGGGAAAGGTTAGAAAATTTGACTATGAAAATTGGGATAATTTAATAGAAACAAATTGTAAAAAAGCGTTAAATCAATTAGGGATTTCGTATTTGGATGCTTTATTGATACACTGGCCTTTAAATGAAGACAAAGATAATATAACAGAGGAATTTATAATTGAAGAGATTTGGCCTCAGATGGAACAATTGGTTCATAAAAAGTTGGTAAAATATATTGGAGTATCAAATTTTGGGTTAATAGAGATACATAAGTTATTAAATATTTGCACGATAAGACCTTATATCAATCAATTAGAAATAAATCCTTATCAGACAAATCAAGTAGTTAGTCAATTTTGTTTGGAGAATAATATAAGAGTAATGGCGTCATCTCCTTTTTCATTTGGCTGGAAAGACAATCATTTGAAATTATTTAAGGAACAAAAATTAATAGATATAGCTAGTAAATATAATATATCTTGTGCGGCTGTAGTAGTAAAATGGTTAATGGAGCAAGATATAATACCTATACCAGGAACATCCAATCCGGATCACTGGGACGAATATGCAAGATTAGAAGATATTACATTAGATTCTACGGATGTTTTACAGATTGAATCTTTGCATAAAAATCTGCGATTATATGATGATCGTTTGTATAAAAAACATCGCATAGATTATTTACCTCGTTATAGTTATAATGTATTTGAAGCTTTAGTAGGAACCGCAGAAAATCCAGAATTGAATCCTGTAAGAACGGATAAGATTGATTTTTTAGAAAAATGCAAGGTTTCTTTAACTTCTGGTCCTGGATACTTAGTGCTAAGAAAGATATTTGTAGATGAATTAAATACAATAATGTCTAATTTTGATGGTAAATACAACAAAAAAAATCACAATAGACACGACGGTTCAGATCCTCGTAATTGGAAGGATGCGATAGTAAACCAGCACCCTGTCTATTCTAAATTGATGAATAATAATATAATTGGATTAATAGTAGAAAGTTTGTTGGGATGGGATTGTTCAATAGATAATTGTGCATTTACAACATCAAGACCAGATCCACATACGACTATTTTTGGTCCTCATCAAGATTCACCTTTTGAACAGAGACCAGGTGCTGCTTTACCTCATTATGAGACACCAGTAGTAATTCAGGCCATATTTTGTATAGACGGATTTTCCAAAGAAAATGGTGGTTTATTTGCTTTACCTTATACCCATAAAAATAGAAAACGACCAAATTTACCTCACCATGGAAATTTAAGACGCGGTATAATTCCCAGCGGTGCGATTGCTTTAGATACAGAACCAGGAGATGTAATTTTAGCATTAGGAAATGTATGGCATGGAGCCTATCCAAATAAAACAAATTTAGAAAGAAGAGCTTTTTTAACAGAATTTATAAACTCTATAGTAGAACCCCGTGATAAATTTAACGCATCTAATATAGATAAAGATATATATAAGACATTTTCCAAAAGATTGGTTCGTTTATTTAGCAATAGAGGAAAAGAAAGATTGGCGCAACCATGGCGAGAACATCAAAAATAAAAATAAAAAAAATAAAATATAAATATATTGTATATGCCAAGAAAAACGAGATCGCGTCGTAAATACAAAGGAGGTTCTCAAATGATTGAAGCTAAAGATGCACATGAAAAAAAAGAAGAAGAAGAACTACAAGAACTTATGGGTGGAAAGAAGGGAAAAACTTACAAGAAAGGTGGAAAGAAGGAAGCTAAAAAGGGAAAAACCGCAAAAAAGGGAAAGAAAAAGATGAATGAATTTTTCAAGCTACTACTGGATGCTAAAAAGAAAAATGCCGAATCTTTTGTGTACAAAGGTAAGACGTACAAGAAAAAGGTAGGAACTAAGAAGAATCCTAAGCTTGTAGTATACAAGAAAGCTTAATTCTATTAATAATATAAGGTTTATTATATTATTAATTTTATAAATTTAATAAGCACATATAAATGAAATTAAAGGTTTATTAGTATAACCATTCCAAATACATCCACCTAGTAATCCAAGAATAGTAATACTACTAATAAATAATTTTGTGTATTTAGCATTATAATATATACAATATTTAGAATTTAATAAATTTTTTAATTGATACTGTTGTGGTTTTAGAATATTACGGCAATATATGTCATTAATTGGTACGCTTATAGTTAATGCTGAAATTCCACCTATAATCATATAAGGAGCTACATGAGCAAAGCAGTACTGGGTTGATGTAATATGAGGTCCGTTTTTAATTTTACACAGCAAATAGATTTATATATAAATATACTATTTTTTTAACTCTTTTTCATATTTATCATCTTGTTTCTTCATTAAATCACAGAAATAGTCATAAAATCCTTCAAGTGTAAAAAGATGTTTTATTTTTTCATATTCTTCAAACATTTTATTGTATTTTTTTTCATCTATTTTAACAAGCATATCATGTATTTTATCAACGTCATTAAGATGTACAATAATACTAATTTTATTATAATCTATAATATCTTTATAAGGTAGCCATATTTCTTCGGTCCATACATAAACAGGAATAGCTCCTAATTTCCAGGCTTCAAAGAATCTAAAACTAGATTTACCCCATCCACGCGGAGCTAAGCAGAATTTACTATTTGATGTAATATCTATAAAATTTTGTTGCATTGGTTTTTTAATATTACCGGTCCATTTATGCATGTGTATGGTGACATCATCATAGGTATTCATATAATCACATATGTCTTTTCTGTGTCCTCTTTCTTGGTCGGCGCCAACAAAAGAGCAAAGCCATTTTTTATCTTTGAAGGGGATTTTTGGTTGATTTTCTAAAAATCCACCATCATCGTATATAAGAGGCAGGGGAAAGTTTGCAGCATGTCCTCCGTGTATTTCGAAGTTAAGGTGTTTAGGGTAAGGAAATTTAATGCCATTAGCATATTGGCAAATAATATAGTACTTTTTTTTATGCGGTAATTCGGCGAACATTTTTTTAACTGCTTGAGCATGTGGTTGATCTAAATGATACATATAACATTTGTTAGATAGTATGGTCCAATGTAAAGGCAAGTAATATATATGTTTATATTCAAGATATTTTTTTTCGTCTAAGAATCGTTTAACAAAATAGGTTTCCAAGCAACATTTTAAGAAAGGCGGGTATTTTTCATGGGTTTTAGCTAAAAGAAGTGGGTCCACATTTAATTCCGTTGTCATTATACTAGTATAACTTTTATATTTATATATGTTTTATTTTTTTGAATATTTTTCACAGGTTAAATGTTTAATATATTCTATACCTTCTTTATACCCATATCCAAATGCGCCATACATATGTATTAACACATATCTCTCACCTTTATCGTTAAGGATAAAACCTTCTTCGTCTTTTGAATATTTTTCAAGTTTATGATGGTCTATTGGTAAAAATTTTGAATTTCTATAATATTCTAAATGTTTTGAATCACAGAAATGATGAATATAGATATTATAAAGTCCTTGATCGTTTAACTTGTATTTATGAGGTGTTTGAGCATCTATATACCAATCCAAAAATTTTTGGATACCTGCATGTGTTCCAAGAATAGTTCCGGCGCAAACAATAAATTTATTTAAGAATTTTTCTCGGATGGTTTCATACTCTTCATTATAGTAAGGTATCATCCAATCTACATTCATTTTTGTATGTCTATCGGGTTTTCCCAATTGTTTACCACCAAAATGATGTAATTCACAAGAGCAATAAATTTCTGTATCATATTTTATAGAAAAAGGATCATATTGAAAGACAATATCATTCATATCACAAAGTAGAATATTATCATAGTATTTATTTTCTAGAAAATCGGATATAAATTTAAATCTACAATATAGTTTAAAATCTCTGGAACCGGGCGCGCATTCGTGTTCAATATTGCTAAGATTATAATTGTAGGTGTAGGCATTATATTGTTTTAACAACTTCATTAATCTAGGTGATTCATTTTTTTTGTCACATATAATAACTACCTCGCATTTTTCATTATGTTGCCGCAAACTTTTCATAAATGCATATATACCTCCTTTATAACTTTGAATTGGAGCGTTTCCATAATCATATATTCCCATAATAATATTTTTTGCCATATATATTCATTTTTAAATAAGTATTTAAGTTTATACTTATTTAAATATTATTTACCTCTAAGAGTTTCCCCTAATTTTATCATTGCTAAATTATGTAAATCATCAGCTTTAATGAGTTCTGGTTTATTATTAAATTCAGTATCAAATCTAAATTTTGTTTTATGTAAGGGTTCATGATCGACAAAGTCATTTTCTCTTTTCAAACAATTGGTTAAAAGAGAACCTTTAATATTTTGGACTTCGTCATCATCTATATTTTCTTTACTTTCCAAATAATCTAATAATTTTTTTAATTTCATTACTATAAAATCTTTTTCTGATATATCATTTCCTGTAATAAACGGAAACACATTATCTGTATCTAATGGTGCATTAAATGATGGTCCCATAGTTTGAGGAGGATTGACTTGTAAATATGCAGGATAACTGCGTCCTTCCTTCGCTGCAGCTATTGCGTTATCAAGTAGGACTCGTCGTGTCTCAGGATCTTGAGCGTTTAGTATTTTTATGTATCCTGCTAACAAATCTAACATATGTTGTTTATTGGGTTGTTCTGATGAATTAGCTCCACCCTTTCCACCACCAGGCGTGAGCCTTTTCCATGTTTTATTACGTTGAACAAATACATATTCCTTTTTAGGTTTAGTGGGTGATTTTGTTTTTGATTTTAAATTTTTAATATTAGCTTGAGTAATAATTTTACGTAATTCACGTACGGTGTCTCTGAGGAAGTTTTTAGGCTCAGTTTCACTAGTCACAAGCTCGTCGAATGCCTCATCATAACCACGATGCCAAAAATTTTTACTTTTACCGATCCCGTGAAATAATATGTCGTTTTTAATTTTATGATATATTAAACTTAAAGTGTTGAATGCGTCAGGTAGTATCATTTTATCAAGTTGATTTTCAACCAACTCAAACATAAATAATAATGTTAATCGCAGATCATGTCCTACACGACCTCTTCCTTTTCCCTTTTTAATAGTATCACTACTAAATTTACCATAAGGCCCGGCTCCATTATTACTAAATCTATAGTCATGTAATTTAAAGGTTGAAAATCCAAAATCAATTAGATACCATTTGTAGCTATCACCACTTTTCCGATACATAATGTTTCCGCAGTGCATATCTCGGTGATAAAATTCATATTTTTCTTGAAGATAAATAAGGGTATTACATATACATTCAAACATGTCCGTAAGGACCTTTGTCATCTTTAGCTTAAATGTAAAGGTATCCATTCGTCTATTTCCCAGTTCACCTTCATTTATGCGTGCTGCAAGCTTAATAAAATTATATAAGGAATCGTCTAAGGGTTCCATGCCAAGTAGTGGAGTTTTATCCATATTTGCAATAAATAAAGGTTTTGGTATCTTAGCGTATTTTGGCTCACTTAATTTAGAACGATGTGCCTGGCAAAATAATTCATTTTGTTTTATAATTTCACCATAATAATCCTGTATATCTTCACGAGTATTCATAGATCCAAGAGATTCTTTGATAGCACATGGTCGTCCACCGTAGGTTCCTCCATGAATTCTACCATATCCGCCCTTGCCTAAGATATGTGTAAATTTCAATTGTTTATCACCTAAATATTGTTCTTGGTGAACGTTATTTCCTCGGATTAATTTTCCTTTTTTATTTCGTGTATGAGGGACTAAGTCATGCATTTTTTCTAATTTATTTCTAGACCATTCACCTTCTTTTTTTATACCTGGTACATGTAGTTTTTTGCGTATATTTTTTAATACAAGACAAACATCTTCATAGAAATCATTTTTTTTTAAACCAATTTCTTTTAATTCTTCATCCTGAAGTCGCATAATATTTAAACTATCGTTAGGTACTGTTAGAGTTGCCGTTTTTTTTTGGTTGGGTTTAGTGGTTAGTTTTTTTCCGGTAGGTTCACAGTTTCCTGTTTTTTTATTACAACGAGTACCTTTTTTACAGCGCGGGGCACCAGGTGAGCCACATTTTTTTATGGTAGTACGCTTAGGAGGACTACCAAAGAAAGAATTGGGAAGCTTGGAAGTTTTTGCTTTAGGAGTAGGAGTTTTTGCTTTAGGAGTAGGGGTTTTTGCTTTAGGAGTAGGAGTTCTTGCTTTAGGAGTAGGAGTTTTTGCTTTAGGAGTAGGAGTTTTTGCTTTAGGAGTAGGAGTTTTTGCTTTAGGAGGACTACCAAAGAAAGAATTGGGAAGCTTGGAGGTTTTTGCTTTGGGAGTAGGAGAGGAGATGTCGAAGAAAGAATTGGGAAGCTTGGAGGTTTTTGCTTTAGGGGTAGGGGTTTTTGCTTTAGGAGTAAAGGTTTTTGCTTTAGGATTCAACGTCATCGTGTTAAGTTTTTTATCTGCTAATTTACAAAATGTAGTAAGTTGTTTTACAGTGTTATTTTTTGGTAAAGGTTCATCGTTTTTTAGTTTTTTAATATATTCACTAATTTTCATAGTTTCATTTTGAGGTGTTTTAGGTTGAGGTGTTTTTTTCTTTAAAATTATTTTTTTAGTTATTTTCTTTGCTACTTTTTTTTTATCTACTGGAGATAACTTTGCCGTTTCTTTCTTTAATAATACTATGTGTTTAAGGGGACAGTCTTTTGCTTCCATGATGACACCGTGTTTATTTCTGTAGCTTGGACGTCCCTTTTTATTTAAAAATATAGGATGCTCTAAATTTTTTTTATTGTTTACGTATATTGGTTTATTATTTTTTAATATACATTTCCATTGTTTTACTCCTGCACCTCCATTATTAAAACGCATATATATATATATATATATATAAAAACTATTAAATATACTCTAAAGTTTTATCGTATAGGTTTATACTTATATTTTTATATACTTTACATTAATAGAATAATATGTTGAAACGAAATAAATCTAATATTTATTCTCAACATCACGACGAAGAATTTCATACACTAGATAATTACCTAAAAATAGCGACGAGTTTTTGTCTTGCGTTTCCAGCGTACAACGGTCTTGTTGTTCCTGCATCACATGCCTTTGTAGATGAAACCGCAAATTCTTCTAGTGGTTCGGTTATATTATTTGCACGATTATTGAATCCTATTTCGTGGGGAATACTAACAACAGGATGTTTATTACATCATTGTAATCCTAGCAGTAAGTTTTTTCACGACGTTGATCACTGGGCTGCACAAATTGCGGCCAATCTTGTCCTTCTATATCTTGAAGGACTTCATCCAGTAGTATTATTCTTTTTTTTTATCAATCTACGCGCTTTTAGAAATTTTTACTATCGTCAAATTACGATTCTCCTTCAAGTCGGCTGGATGCTTTTTCGCTTTCCGAGCCCCGAGGGATATATATCTGGAGCTACAACCATATGTCTCTTTGTAGCACAGCGGGCTAGAGTTCTTTATGCTCACAGCTTGTGGCATTTAAGTATGGGGTTGCTTGGTTATTATACAACAAGAGCTTGTACAATATAAAAATAATATAAACCATATAGACATTAGATACATATTATATCTAATGTTATTAGTAGCACCTGTAAATAAAATAACACCATTACTTTTAATAAAAAATGGTAGTAAATTGGCTTCGGCTGATGTATATCTGACATCATCCGTACTTTTAGAAACCGCTTGTACATTTTGCTTACCAAATGTAAATAATAATAAATTGTGGTTTATACCTATTTATACTGGATATGCAATATCTTTTTATTTTTTTCCCAAGTGTTTAACAAAATATACTTTAAGTACTGCATATACGCTATGGTCAGGATTTGGTATATTGTTTACTTTTATGTTAGATATTATATTAAAAAGAGAGATTTTAAAAGCTAAAAAAATATTAGGAATATGGATTGTAATATTGGGTATTTATCTTGTAAAAAGATAAAAATTTATTTTTTTTCAATAGGGAACTCACCTACATTAATAATTCTATCATGCAAGTCATCGTTAAATAATTGTGTGCTCTCTTCTTTGAGTTCATTATATTTCTGTAAGTCATTTAAAACACTATTATTTTTAATGTAAATATTTTTTTTAATTTCATTTATTATATTTGGATTAGAAACAATTTCGTGAAATATCATTCTTTCTTCGTCAAAATTGTCGCTTTTTGTCTTTTTCTTAAGATGAAGTAATAAATATTTTTCATAACCAAGATTATCAATTACTTTATTGATAAGAGATTGATTTTCGTTTAATAGTTTAGTTAAGATATATTCAGTAAGTAATGGACTAGCATTATATTGATTTTGATAGGTTTTAACAGAAATAGCTAGATATAGATTACTGAAAATATCTGCCATGGTACCTGATAGCATTTGTTCTCGTTTAAGGGCGCCTCCTTTTAGGGCAACAAAGTTGGTTAGATTAGCGAAATTAATAATTTGTTGGTTTAATTCTGTGTTAGGGGATGAAGATAAAATATATAGACTTTTAAAATACATAATTAGGGAATGTGAGACGATATTCTTAAAATGTTTCATGAAGTCTTCTTTATTATTGTCTAGGACGCTGTCTAATATAGAATGTATGTAAGGATGTGATTTATTAAGTCCTTGTCCAAAGATGATAAGGGATCTAGTAAGTGTATTTGACCCTTCTACGGTTATACCTATTGGAGCAGCGCGATAAAATTTTTCTAGAAAATTGCTGTGTCCCAAGCATATGGCTCCTCCAGCATGTATATCCATCGCATGATTTAATACGTTTCTACCTCTTTCTGTAGTTTGTTGTTTCATGATCGCGCTAATAACTGCGGGACTATCACCGTTATCTAGAATAGTATTAGTTAAATCAATAGAGGATTGTATAATCCAAGTATCCATAACCATTTTATTCACTTTTTCCTGTATGGCTTCCATGTTGGCCAGAGGTATGTTGAATTGTTTTCTAGTTTTTATGTAATTTAATATTCCAAAGCTGGCTACTTTACTACTAGCGTTTGCGGTTGCAGGTAAGCTGATTCCTCTTCCGGCAGATAAGCAGTCCATCAACATTTCCCATCCTTTTCCTATACCGTTAGGTCCTCCTATAACTTGTGTAGGTTCAATATAGAATTCTCCTTTTATGGTTCCGTTTGGAAATCCAGCATTTAATGGATTATGATAAGTTTCTTGTATTAATCCAGGGTGTCCTCTTTCTACTAATGCTAATGTGATTCCTGTTTTATTATTATTTAAAATATTATTAGGATCTTTTAAATCAAAAGCGATCCCCATTAAATTTGCAACAGGGGCTAATGTAATGTATCTTTTATTAATGTTTACTTTTATCATGGTTTTTCCGTTAATATGGACAACCTCACCTTGGTCTATACTACCAGTTGCGTCAGAACCATTATTTGGACCAGTTAAACCAAAACACGGAATATATTTACCATGAGCTAATCCAGACAAATAAGTATTTTTCTGTTTTTCTGTACCATAATGAGATATTAGTTCGCCAGGGCCTAATGAATTCGGTACCATGGTTGCTACACCTAAGGCTGGATCAACACTAGCAATTTTTGTTAATACATCGGACATCTCATTTACACTAAGTTTAATACCACCATATTTTTCATCTATTAAAAAACTAAAAAACTTATTTTTAGCTAAATATTCGATCCAGTAATTATCATTATTATTGGGATACATGGGTGTATTATCGAAGGAATCTAGTAATTCGCTTACCATATTATCTGGTAATTTATTTTTTGGTTTAATTGGAAACGGGATTGAAACGGAACCACTTAAAATTTGTCGGTCTATGGAAGTATTTCCGCTCCTTAATGCGATTAATTCCGTATTAGATATTTTTGGAATACGAGATTTAATAGCGTTATATATCTTAGTAGATAGCATATACTTAAATATAGAAAATTATATTTTTAAGTATATTTCACATAAAATTGAAATAAATACTATTATATTTAATAATATAGAAATATGAAAACCACAGTATCTTCGCTGGTAATAAAAGCGTTACAAATCAATCAAAGTAAGAGTATTATCGGAAAGAAAGTAAATGATAGGTGGATTTGGAAGGATAAAAAATATTTACTGAATTCAGTAAATTACTGTCAAGATTATTTAAAGGCGGAGAAAGTTTCAAAAGGAGATCGTGTCGCATATAAAGGTGAAAATAGTATAGAATGGTTGGCTTGGAATATTGCTTGTAATTCATTAGGAGGTATATGGGTTCCTATGTATACTGGACAGAGTGATGAATATTGTAATCATGTGTTAAAGGATAGTGGTGCGAGCATTTTAGTGGCAGACTCTTCGTGTGATTTTAAATGTAGTACAACAAAAACAATAGATAGTAATATATATAGATATGAAAGGGGAAAAGAATTAGAATATGTATATAATGATATTTCAAGTCTTATATATACATCAGGAACAACCGGTAAGCCTAAAGGAGTAATGTTGTCAAACGAAAACATAATAAGTAATATTTATAGTACGCGTTCGTTATTTTCTAACATGCCTGAAACTACATCGTTAAATATATTACCATGGGCTCATATTTACAGTCAGACATGTGAATTATATTATAACATTTTATTTAATAATAAAATGGCTTTGTGCACATCTCGAGATACATTTGTTAAAGAGCTTAGAGAGATTAATCCGGACGTATTATATGTAGTACCTAGAATACTAGAACTTATAAAAGCAAAAACCGATTTTCTAGAAGGACCTTTCATAAATTGTCTAACACCTTTAATTCTAAAAAGAGTGCTTGGGAAAAATTTGAAAACAATATTTGTAGGCGGTGCAAAATTGCAAACTTCTACAAAAGAATTTTTCATAAAAAATGGATATAATATATGTGAAGGATACGGTTGCACTGAATTATCGCCGATGGTTAGTGTTAATCACATGGAATATCCAAGAGATGAAGAGTCAGTAGGAAGAATCATAGATGATGTTATCGTAGAAATTATAAATGATGAGATTCAAGTTTCAGGTCCAAATGTAATGAAAGGATATTGGAATGATCCTTCTGCCACGAAGAATGTATTGGTGGAAAGGGACAATAAAATTTGGTATAAAACAGGAGATGGTGGGTACGTAAAAGACGGATTTTTATTCTACAGTGGACGAAATAGTTACAATTACAAATTAAGTAATGGAAAATTTGTAAATGTAGAGTATGTGGAGTCTGTTGTAAAAGATTATATAAAATGTAATTGTGTTGTTTTTACTCAAGATAATATTCATAATGAATTAATTGTTAATAGAGAGTTAAGTGAAGAATTTTTAGAAGTTATAAACAAAAGTTTAAAAAATAATTATCTAAAAATACATAAAGCACACTGGTTGAAAGATAAAGATTGGCAAAGTTATTTAACACCTAAAATGAGCGTGAAAAGAAAAAACTTAATAAATGATTTTATGGATAATAAATTAGATTGTATAGAGATAAATTATTAGTTATCTTTAAAAAGAGCTCGGATTTCTTCACTAGGATATTTGTAAGTTAAATCAGGTTGGTCATCCACACCGTCTTTAATAACATGATACTCCCCACTATAAGTGTTTAGGTTATAAATATTAAAATTGTCATCTAAATTAAATTTTTTTGTTCTTGTTGCAAAATTAATACTAATGCTTCCTTCATCACCACTAATAATTCTATGAAATATTCCTGCGGGCCATACAACCATAGCTGAACCATCATAATAGAGTTTATCATTTTTATAAATTTTGTCAGGGGTCACAATAAAAGAAGCTTTTTCTCGTTTTTTTGGACAGTATATATCAATATATCTAGTACCCTGTAAAACCATCAAGTTATCATCTTGACCGGGGTGCATATACCACGGTCTTTTACATGGCGGTGTAGTATCTTCTACTGGTCCAGGAGATATGCTATTTGGTCCGTGTATTACTTTATCAATTCCATGGATTCTTGGAATATCTGAAGGTACCATTTCATCAAAAATAACACCAGTTGTTCTTCTTAGCATTCTAAGTGGTATAAGTCGATACATAATAATAAATTTATTATTTTATAATCTTTAGATAATTTTATTATATAAATTATCTAAAGAAAAATTACCGTAAATGTTTATGAAAGGTATAAGACATTTTAAAAATGCAATTAAATCAAATATAAACAAACGAAGTCAATTAAATATTCCTCCACTTCCTTTGTCTTTGGATGAAGTAAATAATTTATGCCGTATATTAGAAACAAATCAATATAAAAAACGAGATCATTCTTTTTTATTAAATCAGTTTAAAAATAGGATTATTCCAGGAGTAGATGAAACAAGTTATGTAAAAGCAAATTTTTTAAATAAAATATGTATTGGTGAGATAGAGTGCAATATTATATCAAAACCTCAAGCGGTTAAATTATTGGGAACGATGCAAGGTGGTTATAATGTAGATATTTTAACAAAATTATTAGATGATATCGAACTTCAAAACTATGCATATCAATCATTAAAAAATACAATACTTGTATTTGACCATTTTCATGAAATAGAGAAAAGGTATTTGAACGGAAACATAGATGCATTTGCATTATTGAATTGTTGGGCAAATGGCGAATGGTTTTCAAGTAAAGATAAGTTAAAGGAAAAGATAAGTTTATCGGTGTTTAAGGTTTCAGGGGAAACAAATACGGATGATCTATCTCCGGCTGAAAACGCATGGAGTCGTCCGGATATACCGTTGCATTCTTTGTGCATGTTGAAATTTCCAAGGGATGGTATAGTTCCAGATATGGAATATGAAACCGGTCCATTAAAACAAATACAACGTTTAAAAAATCTAGGGTATCCAGTTGCCTATGTAGGAGATGTAGTAGGCACCGGTTCAAGTAGAAAAAGTGCAACAAATAGTATTTTATGGCATTTTGGAGAAGATATACCACATGTTCCAAATAAAAAAACGGGGGGGTATTGTTTTGGAACTAAAATAGCTCCAATCTTTTTCAATACGATGGAAGATAGCGGGGCTTTGCCAATTGAAATGAATGTAGATTCTTTGGAAACTGGACAAATAATAGATATTTATCCATACGAAAAATATACAAAAGAACATAATAGTGATAAAATAATAAATAGATGGAATTATAATAACGAAACGCTTTTAGACAGCGTAAGAGCTGGGGGGAGAATTAATTTAATCATAGGAAAATCATTAACAAAAAAAGCCCAAGAGACGTTAAAACTAAGTTATCCAAGTATATTTATAGAAAGAAATAATCTGGATACAAAACAAAAAGGTTATACACTAGCTCAAAAAATGGTAGGAAAAGCTTGTAATAAGAAAGGTGTTTCCCCGGGTGATTATTGTGAGCCAACCGTAACAAGTGTAGGTTCACAGGATACCACCGGACCGATGACTAGAGATGAATTAAAAGACTTAGCATGTTTAGGATTTTCTGCGGATTTAGTAATGCAATCTTTTTGTCATACGGCCGCTTATCCAAAACCGGTTGATATAATAACACATAATACATTACCTGATTTTATTAGTAATCGCGGAGGTATATCTTTGAAACCGGGAGATGGCATCATACATAGCTGGTTGAATAGGATGTTGTTGCCAGATACATTAGGGACTGGTGGTGATTCACATACTAGATTTCCAATAGGTATATCTTTTCCGGCTGGTAGTGGTTTAGTAGCGTTTGCTGCAGCTACAGGAGTGATGCCTTTAGAAATGCCAGAATCAGTATTAGTAAAATTTTCTGGAGAGATGCAACCAGGTATTACGTTGAGAGATTTAGTTCATGCTATTCCCTATTATGCTAAAAAACAGGGTTTGCTAACAATAGAAAAAAAAAATAAAAAGAATATTTTTAGTGGCCGCATATTGGAAATCGAAGGATTATCCAATTTAACTTGTGAGCAAGCATTTGAATTATCAGATGCTAGCGCAGAGCGTTCTAGCGCGGGTTGTACAATAGAGTTAAATAAAGAACCTATAATAGATTATTTACATTCAAACATAGCGTTATTAAAGTGGATGATAGAAACCGGTTATAATGATAAAGATTCCATACAAAGAAGAATATCTAAAATGGAAGATTGGTTGAAGAATCCCGTATTATTAAAAGCGGATGAAACCGCAGAATATAAGGAAGTGATTACCATAGATATGAATGAAATAACAGAGCCTTTATTGTGTATTCCGAATGATCCTGATAATGTCCTACCTCTAAGTGAAGTATGTGGAGAAAAAATAGATGAGGTATTTATAGGTAGTTGCATGACAAATATTGGGCATTTTCGCGCGACTGGAGAATTGTTAAAAGATGTAAAGGAACCGTTGCCTACAAAAATATGGATCGCTCCTCCTACAAAAATGGATGAGAAAATATTGAAAGAAGAGGGATATTATTCCGTATATGAAAAAGTATCCGCAAATATAGAAATGCCAGGATGTTCTTTGTGCATGGGTAATCAAGCAAGAGTGCAGGATAATGCAAAAGTATTATCTACATCCACGCGAAATTTTCCAAATAGATTGGGAAAAGGAGCCGATGTTTATTTAGCTTCGGCAGAATTATCGGCGATTACCGCGATCCTAGGAAAGATTCCAACCCCTCAAGAGTATAAAAAGTACATAGAAAAAATAAACAGCAATCATCGTATCATTTTTAATTATATGCAATTTGATAATGAATCATTTAAAAATAATATATTTTAATTATACATATATTATGTCATTATCTAATTTAAACAAGGAAACCATTACAAATTTATTTGAAATGCTTGAAATCAAGTCAAACCAAGAAAAAGCCATAGATTCTATCAAGGCGAATTATGCAAGTTATGCAAGACTGGAACTTATATCAAAACAAATGCTAATGCTAAAAAACGAAGCTTATAATATAATAGAAAATCATAAAATGAACTTGGATTTTCAAAGCATAAAATGTAGTTTTAAAAAAGTTCCAGGGAACCATTATTACATATATGAAAAAGACGGGGAGAGATTTCTTTCTATGATTGGACCACAAGAATGGAACGTAATCCCTGGAAAATATATAAAAAAAGTATTATTTGATTACGATTATAACTTTTACGTAGTTGAATAATTGTATAAAATTGAACTAAATATATGTCTTTAAAGTATTTTAAAAATGACGAATTTATTGAGACAATTTGAATTTGAATGTTTAACACAATTAGTATCTTTTATTGATATGGAAAAAGAATGGTATCCTTTGTATAGAGAATGGTTAAAAAAGGAGGAATTACCTTATGTAAATTTAAAAATAACAAGGAAGTGGGTTCATCATATAGATGAAATTACGGGATTTACTGCTGAGGAAAATATTAGTAATGCAATGAATAAAATTATAGAACAGTATCCAGAAAATACTAAAATGGATATTATATTTGCACTAAAACTGACATAGGATTTACAAAATATAACAACTATGACATAATGTTTCAATTAGAATTAATAGGTTCAAGTTTTAATAATTTTTTATTAAATTTTTTTGTATGCCAATCTCTAAATTCTTCTGGACCTTCTGGTCGATTAATTATTTTATAGAATGGGTTTTTCTGCTGAATTGTATTTGCTACATACAAGTTATAAGAAAAGAAATCAATATCCTTATCAATATGCAAATTTAATTTGTGTAATCCATGTATAGCACCATGTCGCACAATTTGTTTTTCTTCTAAAATATGATAATATTTTTTAGGTATAATACAAAAAACATCTGAAATACAGAAATTACCTTTTTGATGCATTCTAAATTTATTATCTACAATACTCATTACGTTAGGATATATTATTTTGTCTTTAATAGGCAAGAAATTTTCTATAAGTTTTGGCTTTAATAATAGGTCTAATCTACATATAAAAATAAAATCGTACATACTAATATTAACATTTTCTTTTGCTACCTGAATAGCTTGGTCTACAACTATTTCTGTGTTTGCTGCTCTATGTTCCTTACAAGAATTTTTATCCATAAAATTAGCGTGTATTGGATCTTTATAAAATGATAACAGTTCATTTTTGTATTTAGTATCATATGTATTAATTAGTATATCTACGTTGTATGCAGTTAAAGAATTTAAAAGATCCATATGTGATGTGCTGGCTTCTTTTTGAAGTTGAACCGAGCCTTCGCCATCTTTTGCTCTATTAAGTCCAGCAACTTTGGAATAATTTCTAAAACTTTCTCCATAAAGAATAAATAATCCTTTCATTTTATTTAATTTAATATAAATTTTTAAATTAAATAACTTATAATTAGGATGTTTTAAAAATAAAATCAAAATGATTGATATTATGGATTAACTTGTCTCGTAATCTCTCCACGAAAATTTCTTGATTCCGGCTGTCACACTGTTCAGCACATTTTACAAGAACGGTGTCTAACTTCATTTCAAGTAAATGAAAAATTTTTTCTAGATACTTAAAATCACCAAGTATTGCGTTATCATAACCAGAGCTGCTTCCACCGATGGATTGCATTTTGCACCATTTGTATTTAAGATTGCTTCGGTCTAAGTAGCTACAACATATCTTGAAATAAGAGTTAAGCATATCATCATGATTAAATCCATGCCAAGTGCTGAAAAGTCTTGTTTGTATCATATCAAATCTCATAGAAAATATAGTTTTATCTCGATCTTCAGGATTAATTTTAGTTAAACTAGTATATAAATTATGAATAAAAAATTTCCAACTTTTAGTAGGCATGGTACAAATATCGGTTAATTTTCCTTCTGTTCTACCATTTAATTTTACCAGTTCTTCGTCTTCTAAAGTAATTTTTTTAATTAGATGGGAAACATTTTTAAAATACTCTTTTATAGTATTCTCTGTAACCAAAAGCTGATCGGCGGTTTTTTTCCAACTATACATAGATGCCTCATGTCTCCATGTTTTTTTACATTCCTTGTTTTTCCAAGTATGAATATAAATAGAAATTGTATATTTTTCACTAAGTAATTTAACAAAATTTTCTAGATGAGAACCCTTATCAAACGCATCTCTAATATGTCCTCTTAATACAAATATGATTTCTTTTTTTCCAGAAGGTTTCTTGATTTCAGCTTCATGTAAGGTTTTTAATTGTTTTTTGGGTTGAATAATCATATTTCTTGGAGCGGTAGGAGGAGTAGAATTAGTCGGTTTGGAAGGGGTTACGTTAATCTGCCTAGGTTGAGGTTGTTGTTTAGGTTTAGGTGCGCCTTTAAATAAAAAGGTTTGAAGGGTGCTTGGCTTATTATTTTTTTCACGGATTATACTTCTTCTATGGTTTTCAGATGAATGATCTGTACTTAAATCTCTCGAGAAAATGTTAGTAATCTCTTTTTTTTCTCGTAGTACTTCCTCTTCTGTAGGTTTAGTATCGTTTATAAATTCCATTATATAAAAATAATAATATATAAATGAAAGAATTAAAACTAATTAAAGGATGTGGAAGAACCGGCAATTTTATAATATGTTTATTGTGCGCAATTTGTCATGCAAAGAAATATGGTTTTGAAAAAATAGACTTTTCAAACGTTCACTGGTCACCCAACCCTTCAATAAGTAAAAAAATAATATCGGATTTCTTTAAAGAATTAGAAATCATTATTTCTAAAGAATCTAATTCAAATAATACGGTTAGTGAATTTTCGGTGGATAAGTTTTACAGAACAATCCCCTTAACTTTTAGCGAAAGAATAGAAGTGGTTAAAAAATATATTAAACCGATTATGAATATAAATCCCCAAAAAATAGGTGATAATGATTTAGTAATTCATTTACGTAGTGGGGATATTATGGTCGCTGGTAATATGGATATGATACAGCCTCCACTAGAATTTTATATAAAAGTAATAGAATTGAGAAAATGGGATAAAATTTATGTTATAACCGAGAGAGTTCCACTAAACCCAATATATGATGTAGTAAAAGAAAACTATAAGAATGTAATAACTTTTGTAGAAGATAAAAGAGATAGAACAAATGGTTATAACTTTAAAAAAGATTTTGATTATTTAATAGCTGCAACACATTATGTGCCCTGTCAATCATCCCTTTGTCCATTCATTATTCAAATAAGTGATACCATAAAAAATGTATATGTTCCTTCCTATTATTTTAATTCATTAAATAGCACTTATAATTGGTGGACCAAATCCCTTTTTAAAAAAAAGACTAATCTAGTTATAAACGATATTCATTTTACAATATATGATTATGATAAGTATTTGAATAGCGATAGGGATATGTATCGCTATAGTGTTCCGGAAAATAAAGATCGGTTATTAAAGTATAAAAGTTAAATTAATATTAAAACAATCATTAAATTAATACTATAAATATGGAAAAAGAAAAAAAGAGGATGATATATTTACCTAGGGATGTAACATTTCAATTTGATACGTTGACGGAATTCTTGGAAAAATATAAAATAAATGCGGTAGAGGGATTTTGCCAACAAGTCCCGGGACAAGTAAAAATACTTGAAAAATACGCGGCTCAACCCGGAATAACAAATATTATGGAAATAGGGTTTAATTGCGGTCATTCTGCGGAGATTTTTTTAAAAGCTAAACCTGAAAATAAGGTGCATAGTTTTTCTATTATAAGGGATAATTTGAGGCATGGTAAAAGGTATTTAGATTTCAATTATCCGGGGAGGTTAAAGATAGTATTGGGTGAGAGTCAGCACGTGGTGCCAAAATTCGCGGAAAAGAATCCGGGGATAAAATTTGATTTAATATTCATAGATGGTGCGCACTGGGAACCTATTCCAAAGGAGGATCTTGAGAACTGTAAAAAATTGGCTCATGAAAATACAGTAGTTTTATTTGATGACACTTGTTATTCACAGAAGTTAGCAAGAGGATGGAATCATTATCCAACAAAAGTCTGGAGAGATGCGATAGAAAGAAATGATATAGTTGAATTAGGACATGAAGATTTTTGTCAAGGTAGAGGCATGAGTTGGGGAAAATACGTATTTGAAAATGAAATTATTTAAACATATTATTATACAAACTATAATGGATAATAATATTTTAATGTTCGTTATGATGACTATATCTATGTCCCAAAACGTATTCACAGTAATAGGTCCTTATTTTATGTTTGCTATTTCAATATTATTTAAAATAAGATTGTATCGTTTTCATTCGGAGGAAATTTGCAATTATATTACAAATAACATAAAGAACGACCTTTGCTGTAGTTATAGCCAACAAGGTGATCCAATTGGACTAATCATTCATAAAAATATAATCCCAAGATATTTATGTTGGATAAATGATAATCATTATGAAAAACACATAGTTTTAGTTTGTCACGAGCGTACAAAAAAAAAGTTGGTTTTAAATCCTAGAAAAGAAACATTATATATAAAAACTAAACCTAAAGAAGAATTTCAAGAAAAACCGCCTATTTTATATTATAATAGAGGAGGATGTTATGATTATCTTTTTTATGATGTTCGAGAAATAGATATTGACAAAACCTGTTCCAAGTATCAAAAAAAAGTTGCAGATGATATTATAGCGCTTTATGAAAAACAAAGTTTTTTAACTAGTTATATATACGGAAAAACGGGTACAGGCAAGACGATGTTGGCTTATCTAATAGCTAAACAACTAGGGTGCTCCATATGTGATACTTATAATCCTACCGATCCAGGAGATTTATTTGCAAACCTATATTCTAAGGTTAGTCCATCCGCAAATAATCCAATTATTATATTATTGGATGAGATAGATATTCATATTAAAAATATTCATGAACAAAATATAGTTAAACATAAAAAAGTTCCCACGCAAATTTATGATAAATCCACATGGAATAGTTTTTTTGATAAAATAGATATGGGATTATATCCGTATATTATTGTTTTATTATGTAGCAATAAAACCAAAAAAGAATTAGACCGATTAGACGACTCTTATCTAAGATATGGTAGAACACATATTTCATTTGAACTAACCGAAAAAATATTTAGCACTACCTTGAAATTAGACTAATTTAAAGTTTTTTAACAAATGTAATTGCGTCGTAAATATTGCTAAATTTATAATCTATATAATTTGGTATTTTTTTCATAGAATTTGTATAATCTAAATAAACAGTTTTCCAACCAAACTCCTTTTTCGCAGTTTTTAAGTTTTCTTTTAAATCTTCAAAAAAATAAACCGTATCTTTTTCAGTTATTTTAAATCTTTTAATTACTAATTCATAGACATCTTTATATGGTTTAAAGCTTCCATTATATAAATCATTATATGCAGTATCTTTAAATCTTCCCTTAATTCGCATTTTTTTTAAACATACATCCATATGTTCTTGATTTGCGTTGGTAAAAATATAATTTTCCGATTTTTTTAATAATTCTCCAAGTTTAATATCTGCCTTTAAATCTACGTAAAATTTTGCATAATTTTTTTCATATACTTTTTCGGGATATACAATAGGAGAATATAAAGTGAAATCTAAATCAAAAATAAGTTTTTTATTTTTCATGTTATAAATAATAAAAGAGAGAAAAATTGAAACAAAAAAACTAAAGATTAAAATACTTAAACAAAATGATGTTATCTCAAAAGACGATGTTTTTAGCGGCGATTTGCTTTGAATCTTATAAATATGTAAATGCATCCTGTATAGTAATGCCTAATGAAATTAGCTACGCATACGGTACAACTTGTAAAAGAAAAGGATTTCCGGACAACCTTCGTTGTCCATATGATTATCCTTACGCAGAACAAATTTTAAGGCAGACCGTTTTATTTTATGGGCGGAGTACTACATTTGACTCGTGTCATTCTACCAAAGTATGTTGTGAAAATACATATGACGATGGCGTCCCTGACAACCCAATTAAAGTAAAAGAATTGTATCAAGATATAAAATATTCAACATTACCAAAAGATCAGGATAAGAAAGAAAAAATGAAAGAAATACTTGAGCCTCCCGTTGTTATTGCTAAACCACGGGACAAAGGATCCCCTTTCTATAAGGCTGTAATGATTTTACTCATTATGATATGGAGCGTGGTGGGAATTGCTTTTTGTAGATGTTAGTAAAAATACCGACAAAACATATCAAAAATATCACTATGTTCGTATCTATCGTTCTCGGGCTGAATTTTGTTGTAATTAAAAATATTTATATCTTTGTTAAATTGGCTTAATCTAAGTTTTTCATTATTTGGAAATTTATATTTTCTACAGGGAGATACTTTTATAATAAAGGTTAATTTTTTTTCTTTATTTTGAATATCATATTCATTTTTATAAACTTTAAAACTGCTACAAATAAAATACGGTAAATTGGTACGATCGTAATGTTCAATCCATTTTTCATTATGATATCCAGAACATGTGTGTAGCTTGTCTTGACGTTCCACTTCCTTAAATGTAATTTTTCTTCCCGAAAATTTTAATTGATGAATTAATTCGGCGTTCGGATGAATAGGTAGTCCCATTTTATATAATTAATAAAAATACAATAATATAACATCAATTTTTTAACTAAATTAAATCTTTATTTTACCATCGGGGATAAATTTTTTTACTAATATATTATAATAGTTTTTAATATCTTCACTAATAATACCCTTACTTTCTGGTTTGCTGTAAAGATCGTATTTATTGAAATTTTTTAAAATACTTTTATAGTTATGATCTTTTTCATTCATAAGGTGTTTATATTCATTTTTTTCGTGATAGAGATATAAAGAATGATATCTAACAATATAAAATGCTTCGGGAGGAAGTTTAATTTTATTATATAAAAGTATATGATATAAATATTCATCATGTCCCCAGCTACATAATGTATTTTCTATTCCACAATTTTTTTCATATATACCATTATCACTGATATATATCGGATTTTTCATATCAGGATTCTCCTTATTGTATTCCGGAAATATGATACTTTCCGGTATTTTACAACCAACTAAAAATGTATCTCCTACTATTCCCCACTGTTCTTTTACGGATGTTCCATCTTCATCATTTCCTTTAATATACATTATCTTTCCAATATCATGTATTAAGGTTATAAATTGCAACCATTCCGGTTGTCCATCTTTTCTACACGCTTCCGCACTTTCATACAAATGAACCATATTAGGTAATTCTACATCAGGATCACTAACATCTATAAATGAATTCAATTTCTCAAATATATCTTCCAACGATAAACACATATCAAATTTTAAATACTTTTCATGCATTCGTTTTACGTAATCAACCGTTTGATATTTTCTTCCTTTTAAATAATTATCTTTCACTGCGATAGAAACATTCGAATAGTCTCTTACCTTAAATGCGTATTCAACTAGTACCTTTTTTTTAGTTTCAAATGACCTCTCGCATGCCTTTACAACACACAAATTATTTAAACACTCCTCTTTAGTAATAAATTCACCTTCCGTTCCATTCACAAGATTATAAAAATAATCTAGCTCATTTTTATAAGATTCTTCATATCTATTTGTAAAAGATATATTTCTACCATATTCTGAAAATACTTCAAGTGGACCATACGGGTTTTTAACAGTTAAATTACCATCTTCCCCGAATATTTCAATCCTTTGGTCATATGTTTTAGATATCCTAGAACAATAAATAAAAGCACATATTCCATTATTATATTCCATCACAATACAAGAATCATCTAACTTATTTGCACTAAATTCTTCCGGTTTCGAACATTTTGCAGATACATAAACAGATATAGGTTTATCTTCTAATATCCAATTTAAATAATCAATATCATGCAAAGCACAATCGTTAAAAAGACCAGAGCTAGTTTTTAAAAAATTTACATTTGGATAAGGATAATCCCTAGTAATACTTATTATTTGATTTATATTACCAATACAATTTATATTTGTTTTTAATTCAGCAATCTTATTATCAAACCTGCGGTTAAATGCACAAAATAAATGCAAATTTTTTTCTTTTGCTGTATCATAGCATATTCTTATATTTTCTAAACTTTCATCGATCGGTTTTTCACAAAAAACATGCTTTCCATGATTTAAACAGTCCATTATATTAGAAAAATGCATATGTGTTGGCGTACATATAATTACACATTTTACATTAGGATCCTTCAATACTAAATCAAATTCGTGGATAACCTTAACCTCTTTACTAAAATAACTATCTTGTAACTCATTATTTATTCTTTCCAATTCGCTATGTCTTTCAACAATATAGGACAATTTAAATCTATTATATCTTGAACTATTTAAAATATTCTGATAGTGTATTTTTCCTATTCTTCCAAATCCTAATAAAGAACAACCTATTGTCATTTTATAAATATAAATATAATACTATTTATATTCATACTAAAATCAAATATAAGGATTAATAAGTATAAATCGCGTCTAAACAATAAAGAATTAATAAATCTGTTCTTTTAGGACATTTTTCTGGTTCCATAACAACTAATTTTTCCCAACTCCTACCTAAAATATCTTCACTATTTTCAATTCTTTGACGTATTATCTCGGGATTATCAATACATTCACGAACGTTCTTCATACTAGAATGGGAAAATTCACTTAGTTTTTTTCTAACCATCTCAACACCTCCAAAATAAGAAAGATGCCATCCCATTTTTTCTTTGTCATGAATCGGCCCTGTTTTATGCTGTATTTCTTCAATAGTAAATTCCTTTAAATCTCCGGCACGAATTATTTTAAGCCGCTTCTGTGGACACCAGTGCATATTACCCGGTCTTCCAACCTTTAGACTATAATAATGAAAACGTAATAATGGACGTATTGGATGCGTTAAACCATCCTTTCCGCTACTTTTAAGTTTTACTATTTCATCTTCATCATATATTTCGTCTACATCACTCACTACCGAAAGAATGTCTTGAGATTCTATTTTTTTCCCATCATAAAGTTCTTTTATTTTTTCAATACCGACATGCCTACTATATTCTTCTAACCCAAATCCATGTTTTTTTGAAATATTTTTATCATCGACTACCACAACTATTAATTTATGTGCCCATCGCGAAAATCTCTCTATATTCTCTGTTGCATACAGCGGCTTGGGTTTTCCACTAAACGTTTTTTTACTTTCTACTAAGATAAATAAATCTACAAACGAATCATGTTCTTCAAATCTAAATTCTAATAAATCTAATTCATCATTAAATATAAAACAATCTATAAATTTTACCATATAAATAAGATATGCAATTTTGTTGAATTAATTTACGCATATCTTATTTATAAACTTTTATTTTTTTACAGGCTCTTTCTTTTTTGGACCAACCATTTCTTCTTCCTTGGCTTTCTTTTTTTTTCCATGAGCCATAGGCTCTATAATACCTCCGTTAAATTCGGTGAATAAAGATAAACCGCTAAATATTACAACTAAAAATATACCTATCTTGCATAATTCTACGGAATTTTTTGGAAGTTTCATATCCGGAATTTTTGGGAGTTTTACGCTTGGAATCTTTAAACCTTTCATATATATACTTTAATGATAAAATAAAAATAAAAATAAATGTAAATGTATTAAATTACGCAATAACTTTGTAGTTTAGAAAAATAAATATTATTTTATTATACTAAATGAGAAAAAAGGTGAGGTTTAAATTAAATGAAGATACATTTAAGTCTATGGTTGGAATTTTTACAATTGTATTTTTAGCACTAGTATTTATTGTTTAAGAGCTCGCTTATCTGCGTCGTGTAATATTCTTTTTTTTGCGACGTTTTTTAGTAGAACCACCTCTAGACTTCTTTCTTTTTTTTTGTTTATCATTAGTTTTCTTTCGTTTATTTTTAGAAGTTCTACTCGCCGCACCTTTACCCGTAGGAGAATATGCTACAAATTCTAATGTACCGTCATTATTCTGTTTTATTTCTCCCATATTATTAGGGTTTTTTAGTTTAGACGCTATACTTTGCAATAAAGCTTCTTGCATTGTAATTGCATTAGAGCGGACTCCACTATTCATTTCAATAAGCTTTTTTAAATCACTTTTATATTTTTCCTTTGCTTTTTCGGATTCTTGTTCGTTCATATTTTTTAGAATTTTATTTAACTCTTCAGGTGTTTCAACTATCGGGGATAGCGAACGTTGCCGCCGTTTCATCTGACTTTCATTTATTTCATATACAGTATTTCTTTCCATTTTTTTCTTATCTTCGCTCCTTTTTTTCGCAGCTTCCATCCGATTTTTCTCAGCATTCTTTTTGAATTTATTTTCTCCTTTTTTATCTTTATTTTTATTTTTATTTTTATTTTTTTTATTAGACATATTAATATATATTATAGTTATAAAATATATTATATTGAAATTAAAAATTTCTAAACTTTGCGGAAATCAGTATCCATACTAGATCCTTGTATAAGGAGCTTGTAAAGATTCTTTAATAGAGGAACATCTACCTTATTCTCCATAAGCTTAGGGTGAGCGTAGTTAGAACGATGGTTAATCTCGATTACTTGAACACCACCATCTTGATCTACAACGAAATCAAATCCAAGAATTGCATACTCATTTGCTTCGATGCGCTTGATCTCATCACGGTATACGTTCTTAAATTCCTTGCAGGCTACTAACATATTGGCTTGAATCGCCTCAAACTTATCAAGCTCCTCCGAAAGAATGAACTTGGTACCAGTTGTTTGGAAAATAACGTGCATTTTACGAAGAACCTCTTGATCAACATCACCAACAACCTCCTTGTGGTCCTCACTTGCTACAGTAGCAAATGACTTGCTGAAAAGGAATACATTCTTGTCATGAAGTACTACATATGCTCTAATCTTATATCTCTTATCGTCATATAGGTCAGGGTGATCCATATTTTGTTGAACAACCTTTTCCGTGTAATCAAGATCCTTCATCGCACTGTAAGGATGAATATCTACGCCACGGGAACCGGTTGAACCATTTTTCTTTACAAAGAAAAGAGTGTTTTCAGGAGTATCCTTTGGGATTTCATCATAAGCCAAATACGTCTTGGGTACGTGTGCGGCATCCTTCGTTTTCTTAGCAAAAAGTACCTTTGCGTCCATGCGAAGTGTTTTAGAGCGGGGAGCTACGTTGTAAACTGTAATACCCTTTGTTTCCTTTTGCCACGCGTCAATCATCTTGGGATCAGCGTTATAATCGTTGTATATAATACCAACTTGTTCCTTGTTTCCGGAAAATTCTTTTAAAACTTGTTGTCCGGCGTCTTCAAAAAGACGAGAATTTTTGTTACTAAATACTCGTAGTAAAAAGCTATCGCTAAGCGTAAAATTAGACATATATAATATAATAAATACTATTTTTTTATATTATTTAACGAATTTACTAAATATTTAATTTTCCACCGATCTGAAATGTAATAATACAATATAATAAAAATCACACGGCATTTCCTCACGATAGTGAATATGATCTGTACCATTAAACATCATAAGACTATTTGCTTTTCCATCTACAGGAATACAATTTTCTTTTGGGGGGTAAAACCAATACCTTCCTTTATTTTTAACAGGCTGTTTCGTTTTATCTACATAGATAGGCCAACTAGAACCTTCTGGCTTGTCTATAATATATGAGATAGTATATTCACAATCAGGTCTATCCGTATGTGGCGGTAATTCAGTTTTCCTTTCTTCTCCATTTGGATCTTGATTTTTTGTATAACAAGAAACATAAATATAGGTTGGTTGCATTTTTTTATCCACAATATGCTCAATTAATGGTAATAATTCGTACTGTATAAGCCTTGAAAAAGATTCATTATTAGATTTATATCTATTCGCTTGTCTATCACCTAGTGCAAAATTACCGGAATCGATATTAGAATGGAAATAATTTTTAATAATTTTATAAGCATTATCGTTATAAACATTATCGATCACAAGAGGGGTGTATTCATCAATATGGTATTTTTGTTCAAAACACTTTGGATTTAATGCTCCGTATTTACCACTTCTTGATAAAGATAATTTATTAGCATTTTCACTAACGATATTGAAAGGGATTTTATTTATAAATTTCATAGATTTATGTCCTCTAATAGATATACTACCATTTTTGAATTTTTCATATACTTCATCTAGCTCTTTCATAAAATCTACAGGTGCAGTATTTTGCTCTTCATCAGTAGTTTCTGTTCCACTTAGTTCCTTTTTTTCAGTTGTTTCAGTTGTTTCAGTTGTTTCAGGGACTAATTTACTTTCAACATTTTCGGGTTGCGGTTTCTCCTCTTCAAAGCCATGTTGACTATTTTCGTTTGAATTGGAAGGAGGAGGAGGTGTCCTATGAACACTCTTAGGAGAATCTGCCTTTTCTTTAATTTGAAGCTTTATATTTTCACCGCTATTAAAATGATTAGGTAATTCTTCACCGTCCGCATTATTTTGTCTTACATAAATATTAAATAATATAGCACCGTCATTATTTTCATTTGTAATTTCATGGTACATATCCATAGAACGAACATTACTATTCGTATCTGTATTACAATAACACAACAAACTTCCCATCTTAGGTTGATATACAAGATCTAATTTGTTAAATTTAATTGTCATTTTATCACTTAAAAAACAAGTAATCGTGTATAAACGCTGCCCCCCCTTTTTTAAATTTCTAATACCAGATTCCGTATTGTAATCATATGCATCCAAGAAGCGATTATGCGTATGCGCCGATGCGTACTGAATGACATTTGTATTTTCATAAAAAGATGGATTTAATCCAGTTCCATTAACTAATTTTAAGATTATACCGGGTATTTCATTATTTTTAATCCACGCAGAATTCTTTTTTTCAGTAGGTGGCAATTTTGCTAACTTTTTAATCATTTCAAGTTCAGTTTCATCAATAATATTATTTTTTACAAAGATTTTGTGCTCTTCGTTAAGAACCTCCTTTGTTTTACCCGAATATGTAGTCACGAGTTGTTCGTGTATTAAAGTTTCTTCTTTTCCTGTATTTGTATCTTCTACTATATCCTTATCTTCCTCCTGATTTTCCTTATCATTTTCAATACTTAACTCTTTAGTATCTTTGATAGGAGGAGGTACATATAAAATATGTTTAGGCATCTCTCTAAACCAAAGATTAAACGCCCACTTTTCACCCTTTATAACCGGTCTTCCGGAATGCTCTGATAAAGGATGTCTTTCGCTTCTACCTGTTTCTTTTCCAGAATCTTTAATAACATTGTGAAAAATCAATAATTTACCTTCTTCAGGTTCTACTTCTATATTTAATCTAGGAAATCCTGTACACCCCCCTTCTTCAACATCATTTAAATAACATAAAGCCGTTGCCATTCTTTGACCGCCATATTTCATACATCTATTACTTTTTTCAGAATTATTGTGCAACCAACCATCATAATGTTGCCTATACTCCTGGGTTTCATCATAATATATTACTTGAAAAATTTCCGCATGAGATAAAGGAATACCTACAACCTTTGAAATTCTATCCGCTACCTTCTTTGTTATCGCATCGTGATCATGCTGAAGCCAACAATTTTTACCACTTCTTCCGGCAGAAACAAACCCTTTTTGACTATTACTTACCAACGCGTCTTTTAATTTATCCTTGCAAACATTAATAAAATGCTTACAATCTTCCTTACTAACAAAATTCTCTTTCACTAGCACCTCTGGGTCTTCGTGTAATACATTCATAACATCATCCTCGCTATCGGACATTTATTATAATACTTATTAGTTGTCTTTATATGGATATTATAATTCTAATTCAAATTGTAAATCTGAATTTCTATTATTTAAACGAACACTATTTCTTAAAAAATGTCTTTCAGCCCTTCTATTTGCTCTTCTCGTTCTCGACGATATATTGTCTTCATATTCTCTATTTCTATTTCTATTTCTATTTCTATTTCTATTTCTATTTTGCTCTGATAAATATCTTCTCCGCATACGTCTAATTTGCCTCCTAAGTATCCTTGAGTCCTGAAATTCTGGATCATAGGGGTTAATTAGTAATTCATCGTTTAACATATTAGACCAATCACTAGTATTAACAGGAGCAGACTGAACATGTATATTATTTGACAACATTTCTTTGGATAATGGGTCCCTACAATAAGGACACAAAGGACTTCTCAAACAATTTAAACAATCATCGCACATTTTTTTAGTATTATCACAACAAGTAAGAGCATTAGAAGGGTTGTTATTTTCATAACAAATAACACAAGAATTAGCTTCGTTCATTTTCTTAAAGTATCTATAGAATTTATAAAATCCTAATATTATTATTTATAAATTAAATTATTTACATATATATTAACTGAAATAAAACGAATTATTATATAATATAAATAATTAATCTATTAATAGTATATAATTATATAATGAAACAAGTAATAGAGGGAAAAAACTTGTACTATTTTTTATTATTTTCAGTAATAATAGTTTGTTTAATTCAAAGCAGTAGAATTCAGGAAGGATTGGAGGATTATAATAAAGTGGTACTATTAGGGGATAGTATATTTAAAAACAATTCTTATGTCGGCGAAGAAAATTCGATAGAATATCTATTAAAAACGCGGATAGACTCGCTTGTTTTAGCCAAAGATAATTCATTAATTAAAGATGTTTTGTCTCAATACAAAAATGTACCGAACAAATATAACGAACCTAATACCTATTTATTTGTTTCTACCGGTGGAAATGATTTATTAAATGGTTATCATTATTCAAACGGTGACATTACAAATATGAAAAAATTTAATGAAATTTGGAAACAATATGAAAAAACAATTTTACAATTAAAAAATAAAACGGATTGCACGTTGGTTTTAACCGACTTATATTACATAAAAGATCAAGATTACTTAAAATACCACAAAATAATAAAGAAATGGAATGATGTTTTATATGAGTTTTGTGATAAAAATAATATCTTAATTTACAAAATTAGTAGTTTTGTAAAAGATAAAAAACATTTTGTAAATAGCATAGAACCTTCAAAAATAGGGAGTAAATTAATAGTAGACAACATAATTAAATTCTAATTATAATTATATATGGCAAAAACAAAAAAAAAAGAAGATTATTATTCAGAAAGAGAAATTGATATTTTAAGATTAGCTATTGATAAAGCAGAGAAAAGAAGTGATAAAAAAACGGCAAACGCACCTCAAGTAAAAAGTATTATATCTGAAGTAGAATTATTTTTAAAGAAAAAAGAATTAATTTGTTATGGAGGAACAGCAATTAATAACATACTTCCTCAATACGACCAATTTTATGATAAATCCTTGGAAATACCGGATTATGATTTTTATTCGCCAAATGCGTTAAAAGATGCAAAGGAACTTGCTGATATTTATCATTCAAAAGGATTTACCGACGTTGAAGCAAAAAGCGGTGTTCATCATGGTACTTTTAAAGTATATGTTAATTTTATACCCGTCGCAGACATAACACATCTAGATGCTGATTTATTTAAAACGATGAAACGAGAAACTATAAGTGTAGATGGTATATTATATTGTCCGCCTAATTTTTTAAGGATGGCGATGTATTTAGAACTTTCTAGACCAAAAGGTGATGTAAGTAGATGGGAAAAAGTTTTAAAGAGGCTATTACTATTAAACAAACATCATCCGTTAAAAAATCCAAAATGTGATGAAACTAATTTTCAGCGTTCTATGGAGGATACGCCCAATAAAAGCGAAACAAAAGAATCTGATATATATAATATTGTTAAAAATACTTTTATGAATCAGGAGGTGGTATTTTTTGGAGGATTTGCAAACACTCTTTATTCTAGATACATGCCAAGAAAATTAAGAAAGAAGTTGCAAAAAACTCCGGATTTTGATATATTAAGTACTGATCCAAAAAAGGTTTGTACTATCGTAAAAGAAAGGTTGAACGATGGAGATTTCAAAAATATTAGTGTAGTTAAACATAAGGGAGTTGGAGAGATTATAGCCCCTCATTACGAAATTAAAGTAGGTAATGATTCAATTGCTTTTGTATACGAACCACTAGCTTGTCATAGCTATAATATTATTAAAATAGACGGAAATCCTATTAAAATAGCCACTATAGATACGATGCTTAGTTTCTATTTAGCATTTGTCTATGCAAATAGACCTTACTATGATCCTGAAAGATTACTATGTATGTCTCAATATTTGTTTAAGGTTCAACAAAAAAACCGGTTAAAACAAAAGGGTTTATTACGTAGATTTAGTATTAGTTGTTATGGAGAACAACCAACCCTAGAATCTATGAGGCAAGAAAAAACTAGTAAATTTGAAGAATTAAAAGATAAAAAAAATTCAAAGGAGTATGAAGAATGGTTCTTAAAATATACTCCTGCTACCTATAAAAAAAAACCTATTAAAAACGTCAAGGCAACCAAAAAAAAGGGAAACAAAAGAAAAAAGAAACAAACAAAAAAAACTTATTTTTCTTGGAAATAAAATATACAGTATAATATAATGATATTACGTTATATTGTAGCATTTATATATTTTCTCACATTATTATACTTTATAGATACATCTTTAGTAGAAGGTTTTAATTCTCATAGTTCTTGTATTAAACAAGGATATGATAAGGATTTTTGTTTAAATTCTCCATTTGATGCTTGTGTAAATTGTGACCTAGAATTAAAAGACAAGTTTGTTCCGAAAAGATTTTATACCTATAGTCCATAGTATATAAATGGAAAACGATAGACCAAGTTGGAGAGATTATTTCAAAGAAATCGTGCACGTCACTTCTAAGCGTTCTCCTTGTGAGAGATTAAAAGTAGGTTGTATTATTGTAAAGGATAACCGTATTATATCTCAGGGATATAACGGATTTTTACCAGGATGTCCCCATAAATCTTTTGTAAGAGACAATCATGAACAAGCTACCGTCCATGCCGAGCAAAATGCAATAACCGACTGCGCCAAACGTGGTGTCAGCTGCAACAAAGCCGAGGCTTACATCACACATTATCCCTGCATTAACTGCACAAAGATATTATGTGCTTCCGGAATAAAAAATATTTACTATATAGAAGATTATAAAAACGATGAATTGATACCAGAAATCACGGAAATGGCTGGAATTACAATTGAGAAAATATAATTAGATATTTATATAAAGATTTTAAAAGACAACATATATAATGTTATATTTTTTTTTCGTATGGTTTTCAACCCAGATAGTGCCCTTTTTATTCTTACCCTTCCTATATTTAATTCAATATATTTCAGGAAAGAAATTTGTTAGTTGGGAGATTGTAGTTGATATGTTTCGTATATTAATGGATTATTCGATTGTAAAAGTAGGCAACGAACCATTAATTCCATGTGGTTTTATTTTATGTAATCATCGTACATGGACAGATTTTGCCATTGATCAATACTATTCGATGTCTTCACAAACAGGACGGCTCCTCGCTTACATAGCCTGCCCCGCATCTTTATTCAGCTATTTAGATAAGCGTGCGATTATTATAAATCAAAAATTAAGTTCCGATACAACATTTAAGAAAATATTAGACCACCTTAATAGCACAGAAACATATTCTAACCGGATTTCTATTTATCCCGAAGGTGCTCGTAAGGATTATAAAACCTTATCAAGTAAAAATGAACTAAAAGAACATTTTAAGTATGGTTTATTAAAAAGGATATATGAACACAAAAAAAAACCAGTACAGTGCTTTATATCATCAAACAAGGAGCTAGTTTTTAACGAGAAAAAATTATCGTGTAATAGAGGCGTTATAATAAAAAATGCGGCCTCTAGGCCAATATATCCAGAAAATTTTTTGTCATTTGAGGAATTTATAGATAAAATTTGTGAAGAGTGGTTAATATGTTATAAATTAACACATTCATAAATAAAGAGAGTTTTGAATATTAATATATTATTTTATATTTAAAATAATATATGTACAGTAGTTACAATTGTGTATGCCATATTTGCCCTAGAAACTTGAATTCTTGTTTGATTGAAAACAACGAACGCGTCCTTACATTTAATACAAAAAAGGATTTTATAAATGTTTGTATAGAATGCGGTGGCACTGGAGGAAGCGTTGGTAATGTAAATCATCGTGAGAATTGTATGTATTCTGGATGTGTTCATGATGGAATTAGATATACCAGAGGAATAAATGTTTATGACGAATATTCCCTAGAATATATGCAAAGCCTATATTATTTTTCCATGGACCAACAAGTAAACCATAGAAATAGTTATGGACGTTGGGATTACAATCAACCCCGGGACAATATACGCAATTATCATATAAAATGTATGGAAACAAGAAAAGATGAAATAGAATTAGCGCGAAGAAAAATGGCGCGAAATATATTATTTAAAATCTCTGCCATCTTACAAATTAAAACTGGTATTTATATTAATCCATATTGTTATTTCGAAGGAATAGATAGTGAAAAATTTATAAATAAATGGGTTCATATTTTAAATAAATCAAATAGAAAAGTGCTCAATAACTCTTTCAGCGGCGTAAAAAGCTAAGCCAAATAACACGCTAACTGATATATATCCACCTAAATTATAATTACCATCTTTTTTAAATAAAAAGCCAAATAATTTATACATAGTTGATTTAAAAATAGGGAGTTGAAACAAAAAATACAATAATCCTACTAACGCAGAAAGATGAAATTCATCAAATAAAATATCTAGATTACCTTTAACAACCCTTTCTCGTTGCACCTTATTTTCATATCCTTTCTCGTTTTGAAAATTTTCTATGAAATTCTTTTTATCAGACTCTGGAACATAATTAGGTGTAGTACTAATATCATGAGAATGTTGTATAGGATTACTAGGAATATCCCTAGATGGCAAACTTGTTAATCCAGCATTCGCGGCACTTAATACACTATCTGCAATATTATTTTTTTCCTTTGTTTCTAATACTATATTACTAGATGCATTAGATATACCTGGATCAACCGGAAGCTCATTTATGTTTGTAGCGGATTCACTCATAATAAATATATAAATAATTAGAACACATTTTCTAATTATTTACGCAAATGTTATCAAAGTTTTATCCTTATTACATTTCATAGCAGATGAATTTAATTTATAACAATTATTGTCATATTTATATATGTTTTCAGTATCCTTTAATTCGTTTGGTGCATAATACATATAACATTTTCCGGAATCACATTCCTGTCTAAAAAGTGTCGCCAACCCTAAACCTAATATAAATGATATTATAATACTACTAAACTTGGAATATAATAGGCGTTGGATTTTCATTATATATTATATTATATAATTATTGAATAGGGATATTAATTATCTTGTCTGCACATTTAACTTTATTAGGTTTAAATGAAAAACAGGTACCCGCATGATCTTGTACCTGAAACAAATGTGAATTATCTAGAGTAGGATAAATAAATATATTGGTTTTTTCTCCTGATATTCCAACATTAAATATCAATCCTAAAACAAAGGTTATTATTAAAACGTACCAATTTATAAACTTTAAAAAAAACATGAATCCTTGCATTTAATATATATATAGATATTATTGAACGTTGGAATTTACGACCGGCTCCTCATTAATATGTTCCATCGATTCAATACTATTTTTTACTTTGACTAATGTGAATTCTACATTATCATCCGTTTCCATTTCACAGTAATCATATTGTAAATTCCTTAACTCATCTAGATTTGGAATGATATTACCAACATATCTATCCATTATATCTCTTAATGCAATTTGTTCTTTTGTTTCTTTATATGCCATAAGAGCATCCTTAATAAATGCAAAGTGTTCCTTGTTATCTTTATTAATTACATCTATCCTTGATTTATTTTTATATTTTTGTTCTAGTTTTATCATTTCTTCTGTAAATGTATTCACCCACTCACTTTCTGTTTCATACTCCGCAAGAATACTATCAAATTTTTCTAAAGTTTCTTCTTGAGAAATGTATTTAAAAATCAAATCTAACTTTAATTTAATAATAGATAAAGCACTAATATTTTTATTATAAACTTGTTCTTCATATAAAATATCCTTTGTTTCTACGGCTCCTTTGTAAATGTCTATGTTTAAATTACATGGCTCATAGTTACTATTGGCGAAACTGGTTGCACCACATTTTGCAATTAATTTTCTGTTTTGATTTAAAAATACTGTTCCTACCGGCTTATTACATATAATACATTTAGGTACTAAACGCCGAAGGGCTTCTCGTTTTTGTTTTAAACTGTATTTTTTGTTTTTCTTTATAGTGTCCTTTGAATTTTCCACTCTAATCATGTAAGCTGATTTCAATTTGTAATAATCATCCATCGCATCTAGTACATTTGTAGGAAAAGGTGTGGAGCTATTTGATAAAGATTCTTCTTGAATAGTGGGTGTTTTAGAAGATGCCGTACTCTCAGTATCCATATATTATTTATCTATATATTTTTCTATTTAATATATCTTCATTCGATTCCCATTTTGGTAAATTTGTAATAAGATCTTGAGAGTTTTGTCTTTTAACATCTTGCATAATTTTAATTTTTGATAAAATATATTCTTTTGTTTTTTTAGATTTTTCTTGCTTTTCTTGATGAGTCGGCTTACCTCTATATTTAATAACTAAAATAATTCCAAAAAGTATTATAAAAAATATAAAGCCCCCTATATTATACATATAGTTATAGTAGTTTTCCTTTACTTTATGACATTTCTTTAATGTTTGTGAAATGAAAATTTTAGTATCAGTATTTATTAAAGTTGGTTCACTCATAAACAAATAGTATAAATAAAATATTTAATTTATACATAATATATAATATGGATGCCATTAAAAATGTTGAATTAAAAAAAGAAAGTATGTTTGAAGATGAAAGTCCTTCATCTTTATATATAGTATTTTTTATTATTACTGCTATATTTTTAATATTTAAATACCAAAGATTAACGGGATCAATTATAGCTCCTCTTAATTCTTCAGAACCTTGGAAATTTAAAACAGGACAAACTACTGGAATAAATGTGTTATATTTGCTAATAACTATTATAAGTCAGTTAGGATTGCTTATAATTCAAACACATAATAAATGCGGTAATTATGGTAATAGCTTACAAATATTGGCTCAAGGCGGTACATCTTGGGGAATTATATTTACTATAATATTTATCTTAATAAATTTTGTATTTTCTTCATGGAAAGGACCTTTTTCAAATACAATCGGTTATGAAATTGCGTCTAGAGTATTTAATTTAGAGAAAAAAGAAGAATTCTTGGCAAACTTCTTAAATGATCCAAAAAATATAACAGAAAATAGCAAGAAAAGTTTAGTTAATGTATTAAGAAAAATAGTAATAGACGGTGATAAAAAAAGTATTCGTCAATTAATTAATGGTATAACTTTAGATGATTTTACGTTATTTATAAATAAATCAATAAGTGAGAAAATAATAAAAGATCCTTTTAAAAGTCAAACTGGTGGCAGGAAAAAAAGAAATAGAAAAAGATCAGTTAAACGAGGAGGAGCTGATCCAACTGAAGCTAATGTTATAAATTCGGCTCAAGAAGAAAAACAGGCAGAAGCAATTGCAAATGAACCAACTCCACCAGAAAATGCTCCTGCAACCGAAACTCCCGCGGCAGAGGCTACTGCAACCGAAACTCCCGCGGCAGAGGCTCCTGCAACCGAAACTCCCGCGGCAGAGGCTACTGCAACCGAAACTCCCGCGGCAGAGGC